TGTTTCCGCATTTGAAAAATCAAGACCTGATACGCCATCCAAGGAATCAATATAGAAACTTATTACGATATTATCCGCTTTTAAGTGCGTCTAATCGCTGTTATTTCAATGGTTTTCAGAGCGGTTAGAAGTGGATAAAAGTGTGGAAATGTAGATAACTCATACATTGTTTCTATATTACTTCTATACCTGAATTTCTACATTCAAGCCCAGGCACCAAAATATAGGAATATGAGTGTAGGAATGTCATTTGAGAGGGAATAGTATTTAGTCGGAAAGGAACCGCCCCTGGCTGCGAATAACAGTCAAGGGCGGCTTTGTGTTGTCTTCGGTTAATGATTTGATTGCGGTTTCTTGGATTGCGTAGTCACGGCAAATTGTCGCGGAATCAGCAATACGCCAAGTCTCAGCGGGGTGAGCATATCCGCACAAATGATTGCCAAGACTTCCCCTTTCCGACTAAATAGTGTTCCCTCGAAAGGGCGCGTTTGCTGCATCCCCTATTTTATTTTCTCAATCTCCTCCCGGAGCCAGGCGAACTCCCGACGGGTATAGACCTTCTCGGTAATGTCGGAGATCTTGTGGCCTACCATATATTTGATAGCATACTCGTCTACTCCATAGCGCTTGGCCATGGTGACAAAGTGGGTACGGCCATCGTGCGGACGGTGATTGGGGTTCAACTTCAGGTCATCCCGAATACGCTCGAAGGCTTTCTGATACCGGGCATAGGTCAACTTGATGTTTTTCTTGTTGCGGTTATTGGGATCTGTCCAGTTGAGTAGATAGGGACTTCCAAGGGCCTCCGCCTCCTGATATTTTCGGAGCACCAGGTCTTGAATGCGGGAGTGGATCGGGACGACACGGTTTTCGCCGGCATCGGTCTTCATGCCACCCCGGAAGGTCCAATTCTCCAAGTCAACATCTTTCAGTTCCAGTAAACCAAGCTCCTGAGGGCGCCAACCAGAGTAGCATTGAATAAGCATAATGTCGATGCCCTGCTTGCTGCTAATATTTGTCCAAAGCAAGTCCATCTCTTCGTCGGTGAAGGCGATGTGCTCCTTTTTCACCGACTGGATCTCTTTGACCGTCTCCTCGGTGAGATTGAAGGTACGGGAGTAATTCCGGTCTACCAATTCGTACTCCAAAGCGTAGTCCAGCATCATGTTGAACAAGGACTTGATTTGATTCTTCATGGTGGCGCTGGGGTGCTGCTCTTTGCCGCGGATGACGGCAACGCCTTCCTCCATGCAGCCCTTCACATGCCGGGCCCGAATGTCCATAACCCGCATTTTATAGACTCCCGAACAGTAGGCCCAGGCCGAGGTGACGGACTTAGTGCTCTTCACCGTCTTCTCATATTCCGGGAGCCATTTGTCATAGAGCTCCTGCATGGTGATGGACGGCTCCAGGTCGTAGGGGTTCTTATTATATTCCACCAGGGCGGCATAGGCATCGTTATAGGTGGCGAAGTAGGACTCCGGTTTGAGGGGTTTGCAGATGGGTTTTCCCTCCGACGTCTTCCCCACCGTCACCATCGCCCGAAATGGGTTTCTTAAATTACGATTTTTGATCTCGCTGATCTGACCAAAGCCGTTCGGCAATCGCCGGCGCTTGTTGGATTTGCGAGGTCTTTTTTGCTTTTCAGAGGGTTTCAGCGGATAACCGCAATGAGGACAGGTATTTGCCTTATCACTCACCGGCAGCTCGCACTCTGGGCATTGGGTCAGCATAGGTCATCCCTCTTTTTCAAGGCTTTGATTTCTCGATGTTCAATCTTGTCAACGATATGGCCACCCACCATATGCAGCAGTAAAACACTTCCTGCAAATAGTAGCGCGCCCCATGCTCGCTGATTTTTGTTGTACTCTTTTACCCCGCCTTGCACGGTATAGACTTCGTGCAGATGCTTGGCAGGATTCACATGTTTCTTCATTGAATATCTCCTTTCGCAAGATTTACAGTGGGTTTTATGGAGGTGTTTTATATGAAGCGTATGACGAACGCACAAATCGACGAGCTCAACATGCTCTTGGTTGAACATGGAGCCGCCTTAACCGCATTCTACAAAGAAGGAATGGATCAGGGCGCCAGAAACGTGATTAAGGGCATACCGATTGGCATTGGAATTGTTATAGGTGTTCAAGTCATTGGAGCAATCATAAAAAGATACAAAAAAACAAAACTAAAGCGGAATCGGAGTCGCCAATACAGCGGCTCCTTTTCTTTTTGCCCCTTGCACCGCCCGTCCTAATCATATATTATAGTGTATGAATTGTCAAGTATATTCCTACACAATATTTTTTGATTTAGATTAGAGGGCGGCCTATGGTGATGCAGGACCAAACCACCTGCCCAAAGTGCGGCGGGGAACTGAAATACTATGACAGCGTGCCAAGGATTGTACGGACGAAGGGGCGGGAGACAACCAGAGTACCCATGCGTCGATTTCGGTGCGCCCACTGCGGGGCAGTTCATCGAGAGCTGCCAGAACTTCTGTTCCCCTACAAGCAGTATGAGGCGGAGGTCATCATCGGTGTGCTGGAAGGGCTGATTACCTGTGAAACACTGGGATTTGAAGATTTCCCCTGTGAGATGACTATGCTTCGGTGGCTTTCGCAGAAAGCGCAGCTCCTTTTATGGAGGTATCCATAAGCGAAAGGAGTTTTGTAACCATGAAATTGATACCTGTTGACGCAATACCGAAGGTGAGCGGTTATCACAAGCTGCAAGAGCTGATTGAGGAATTTGTAAACGGCGACGCTAAGATCGTGAAGGTCGATTTTACCGAAGACGACTACAAGTCCCCAGCAGTCTGCCGGTCTTGTCTGGCCGCCGCCATCAAGCGGTCAAAGCGTTCGGTCAAGGTATGGAGGCGTGGAAACGAAGTGTTTCTGAGTAAGGATATTTAACCGGAAGAGCCGTGTAACAGCGGCTCTTTCTTTTGTTCTGGCCATTATATTTCTAACTTAGGATAGGTCGATCTAATCTAAGTTAGAAAGCGAAGGCCTGAAGGTTATCCGCGGATTTTGCAAATTCCTTTATGGAGAAGAAGATGGATAGATGCTGGTGGAAATCCAGCGGTGAGACACGAAGGCGTGCCGCCAAGTAATAACTTAATCAAAGATGGCACCCACCGGGCAACGGTTTTCGTTGGGCCGACCCTGAAGTCATCACCTTCTCTTTTATTTTTCGCAAGTCCAGCAGAGTCCTTTATGGAGGTGATGGTTATGAATACCAGGAAAGTTCTGAGCACGATCGGAATGTTCGCGATTGTAGGCGCGGTATCAACAGCAGGCGCTGCTCTGTGGACGAATGTTTTGGACGGGAAATTTCAAATGGTCAAAGTCAGACTGACACATCCGAAGTCAGACAAAATTATATTCGTCGACTTCAAGAAAGCGAAGAGGGATCTGGGCCGCTGAAATAGCGGCTCTTCCCTTTCCGCACGAATAGCATCGCCTATTATGGAGACCAAAAACTTTAGAGAGGTGACCAGTATGAACAAGCAGAAATGGATCGAGAAACCTATCACCTGGGGCGGATACCTCAAATTCTGCGGCGTATTTACGGTAATCAGCACAATCATTAGTGCTGTCTACTGCATCGCCCTGTTTGAGCCGGCCTGGTGGATCGGGTTTCGGAAGACAGTGTCGAAGCTGTTCAATGGTTGGGCTCGTCGAAGGAGCCGTTTCTAAGGGGATGGGCCGCTCTTACAGCGGCTCTTCTCTTTTCATTTCCACCGAGGTTGTTTTCACAAAAAGTGGTTTCTTACTTAGAATAGCCGTTGAAAGGAGGTAAACGCCGATGAATGAGCAAGAGTTTCATCCGGGGTCCGTTCCAGTCGCCGTGGTTGCTCGTGTCTATGGAAAAGACGCGTCCTGGGTCAGAGCCGGCATCGTGTCCGGCTGGCTGCCGATCGGCAAGGCCACCCGTAACGGCAATCTGGTTACCAGCATCGAGGAGATGGATTCCCGGTACGGACGAATCAACTTCTACATCTCCCCCAAACGGCTGTATGAGGAAACTGGATACTTTTGGAGAGGAGAGCGACGATGATGGCCAATGATATTCGTCCAGAGGTTTCGCAGAAGAATCCATACTGGATCGGTAAGCACCGCTACTACGAGTTGAAGCACTTCTGTCTGCAATACCCAATCTGGAAGAAGGCCTACCAGTCTTTGGACGCTCTTAGCAGACGGCCGGCCGATCTTCAGGTCTTTGTCAAAAGCGGGCAGATGAAGGGCGATCCCACGGAGCGCTGCGCCCAGTCCAGGCTCTTCTTTGCTGACCGCATGGAGATGGTAGAGCAGGCGGCCATTGGAGCGGACCCGGAGCTTTATCAATACCTGATCCGGGGTGTGACCGAAGGGCTCTCCTATGACGCGCTAAAGATGAAGTATGATATTCCATGCTGCCGGGACGTCTATTACGCCGCGTACAGACGGTTCTTCTGGCTGCTAAGCAAGAGGAGGGATTGACTTTGAGAGTTGTGGATGTGGCGGTACGGCAATGCTACCGGTTCAACTGCCCGAACTGCGGAAGCAAGCTGGAAGCCGATTGCGACGAGCTGGTGGATATCGGCGGAAAGACGAGTCAGTTCTGGTGCCCTGTCTGCCGAAAGGATCGGTATGTCCCTTGGAGTGCTCTGAGGAAACGGACGGTCTATGAGGATAAATCCGCAGAATAGGCAAGGTGCTTTATGGAGGTGATACCATGAGCACTGTTTTGAAACAATTAGAGCATGTCTGCCCGGAGGAAACCGAATACATAGAGTTGGCGAGGTTTATCGTTGAGCATTATAACGGAAAACATCCCGGAGCTGTGATTCACGGTCTGTATTGGGGCGGAATCACGAGCCTGAAGGGTCTTCGTAATGCAGATTTGGAGAAACTTCGCGGCTGTCGAAGATTCGGAGAGAAACGAATGGCAGAGATCATCAGGATGCAAAACATTCTCAAGACCTAAATGGATTGAGCCTGCGGAAACGCGGGCTCTTTTCTTTTATATTTTACGCAGAAACAGCAGTGACTTTTATGGAGGTGATAGCATTATGACTTACAAACAAATCGAGACAAGCCGAGAGCTGCGGCTTTGGATTGGACAGGTGATCGTGCCCGCCGTCACGATGGCGGTTGCGCTCGCATCCATTCCGGAGGTCAGGAATACGGCGTCAAGAAAGTTGGGAGAGCTGAAATGGAAAATCAAATCCAGGAGCAAGGGCTGAGCAGGCCCTTTGCTTTTATATTTTCCATACACAGCCGACCGGAAATCGTGTTACAGTTATACCCTGAAAAATTCCCGGGTGGGAAATTCCGAAAAACAGTTCAAGGAGGTCATTGTTTTGGAGATCGTGATCGTCGCCATTGGCGCTATGATAATCGGTGTTGCGATAGGTTTCAGTATTGGAAAGGCCAAGTATCATCAGTGGCCCATCGGTGATCTGAGGATTGATCAGTCCGATCAGGACAGTCCCCCTCAGTTATTTTTGGAATTGAACAAGGACGTACCTGCGGTGATGACGAAGAAGTATGTTGCCTTCCGGGTCAAGGTAGAGGACTTCATCCCGCACGAATAACACCGGCTATTATGGAGCCAACTTAAATTTTGAAAGGAGAAAAAGCACATGGCAGAGATCAAAACTTTGTTGGACGATGTGATCGAAACGGAGATCTCGAATTTGAAGACTTTGCCCATTGAGGACGAACGGAGAGGCGACGCGATTCGGGATCTGGTGTCGTTGCATAAGCTCCGCATCGAGGAGATCAAGGCTCAGGCCGACGTGGAGGAGAAATCCGAACGGCGGGAAATGGACAGCAGGCAGCGCAAGGAGGAGCTTGCCGCCAAGAATGCTGACCGAGCCCGTGAGGAGGTGGCTCAGGCGCGTCAACTCCGGGAGCAGAAGATCGACCGGTATGTGCGGACAGGTGTTGCGGCCGCGGAATTGATATTGCCGTTGGTGTTCTACGGAATCTGGATGAAACGGGGATTCAAATTTGAGGAATCCGGCGTATACTCGTCCACAACATTCAGGAATCTGTTCAGCCGCTTTAAGCCGGCAAAGTAACGGAGAGGCTCAAAAAAAATGAAGAGGCCGTGCAGGCAGCACAGTCTCTTCGTTTTATCCGCACATTCGGCAAGGCATTTTATGGAGGTGGATAAGCGTGAAAAAATCAAATGTTGAGAAACAGTTGACTTTATTCCTGGGCTACATCAAAAGGCAAGGAGCTACGGAGAAAGAATTGCAAACTGTTGTTGACACCATTGGACTTTTACGAAAATATTTGCCATTTTACAAGCATCAGAAAGGGTCCTAATCGGCCCCTTTCTTTTTTAGTCTGGGTCCCATCCGGAGCCCATATCTTCGATTTGGTCTTCGCCGCTCCCGTAATCCGGACTCATTTCGACAATGGCGCAACTAGCACATACTTCTTCATCAGGGAAATAGTCGCTGTAAGTGCCAGGGCCATACATGCGTCCGATTTTGCGTTTTACACTCCCAGGGTCAAATTCTGCTCCGCATATTGAGCAAATCTTCATAGATTCCACCCTCCTTATATTTACCAAATCATAGCATGCCGGCGCCAAATTTACAAGGCGCTTTATGAGGAAGAGAGCGCTCTTTACCTCAAAATAGCCGGAGCCGAAAGGCATCGGACTACTTAGGAGGTAATGCAAATGCGTAAGAAAGGCAAAAAGGTCATTATTCCAGAGGGAGCCGAACTGATGGACTACCTGAACCGGGGGTTCGCGATCTGCAACAAATGTGGAGCAGTGATGGACCGGAGAGAAGATCCAAGAGGCGGTTGTGATATTTACGTCTGCCCGTCCTGTGGATGGGAAATTGATGAAATGGAGTACGAGTATGAAAGCGGAGATCCGATGGAGCTCGTACAAGACGAAAGAGGCGACGACTACCTGATCTTCAGGGACGATATGCCGCCTGCCGGTTGCAGAGCCTGCGGAGGACCTTACCCCTATTGCAAGGCGTCGTGCAAAATGTTCGACGACTGAGCATTATCAACGCGGAGGAGAAGTCCTGTAACAGGGGCTTTTCCTCTTTATATTTGGAGGCAAGCATGCGCTACCATTTCGAGAAACCGCCGATTTATCTGTCTATGTATGGACAGCGTTATATTTGCAACCACCCGGTCTACAACTCCTGCACCCTGTTTCTGGAGGAAGCGCGGGGATTGGCAGTTATTCAGCAGCGGTTTGACCCGGCGACAAAATCCACCTGCTGGACTGAGATAGACCCGTGGCTCACTGACCCATTATATTTGAACCCGGGGTTTCAGGCGTTCTTTGACAGCAGGGCGGCAGAGGGTACGGACGGCCTCTACCCCACTGTGACCATCCGGCAGATCATGTGGGCGCTGAAGATGAAACCCATCCCAAAGCAGCCTTGGGAGACGGTCTTTGACCATTCGCCGATTTGACAACTTCCTTTATGGAAAACCAACTAATTTTTGAAGGGAGTTGCGGTTTATGGAGACATTAAAGAATAAACTGTGCGCGATTGGATTGTTGGTCTGCGGGAGCGTACCGGCTCTTGTGGTAAATGATGCGACGGCGCTGGTGGTCATCGGAATGATTGCCGTTCCGCTGTTCTTTGCAAAGGAGAATTGGGTTTACTGAGGGATTGGGCCCAGACAAGGGCTCTTTCCTTTTATATTTGCGCTCATTTCGCAGGTTCTATTACGGAGAACGATGCTCATGAAAGGAGATAAAGGGGCATGGATGAAATGAGACTTGAATCAAAATTTACGACTATGATTGCATCAAAGTTTGCCAAAAAGATGGTTCGCGACAAGTTGGGCTATGATGTTGAGATCAGGCTCAACCGGCTGCGGACAACTGTGATGGAGGACAAGATGCATGTGGAACTGAATGTGGATTTGGAACTCACGAAGGAAGAACTCGATAGGCTACTGAAGACCATCGGACTCTAAGGCGGAGGCCCCATAACAGGGGCTTTTGCCTTTCTTCCGCAGAATTTGCAATTCCTATTATGGAGAGGAAGTTAGCTCAGTGGTAGAGCGCCGGACAAACCCGTCCGGAGGTCATCGGTTCGAGTCCGATACATCTTCTCTAAAATTTTTTTTGAAAAAGGAGAATACGTATGGAAGTCAAAATCGTAGGCAGTATCCAATTCAAGAACCACACTCTGCCGGTATATAGGGATCTGGACGAACCCTTGTTCAAAGCGACGGATGTGGCCGACCTGCTGGAGTATGGGAGCAACAATGTCTGGAACTTGACCAGCATCTGCGAAGAGGATGAAAAGGTGGTGCTCCCGACCGTTGTGGCGGGTCAGCGCCGGAAGGTCACATTTATCACGGAAACCGGCCTCTACAATGTCCTTGCCCAGAGCCGGAAGACACTTGCCCGGGCGTGGCGACGTGTTATCCATGAGGAGCTGATTGCGCTGCGCCGGTCCCGTGGAAAGAACATCTCGGAGCAATTCGAGGATTGGGATCATCAGGCGGATACCATTTATTTCGACGAGGCGACCGGCATGCTCATGCGCTCTGTCACCGTTCCGGGCGGCGACGTGGAGCAGGTCCCCTTTAAGTTTTGATGCCTATGAAACCGGAAATTGGATATCCCGATGTCGTCATGGGCTCTTTCATCGAAGACCTGATCGGCGATCTTGAGCACAATATGGGGCTTGTTTCAGCAAATGACCAATATTTCAAGGAACTCAGCATTCAGAAGTTCACGTTGGAACAACTGCTCCAGGAGATCGACAGACATGAAGGAGACTCTCCCACCGCCGTAGTGGCGGGGTTTGTAGAGAGGATGGCTGTATCGGCAAGAGAGACGGATGACCCGAACTTTATCTTTTCCATGTCCAGAGATGCAGCGCAGTCCATTCTGGATGGATTATATTTCGGAGATTGAAAGGAGAAAACACCGTGACTAAGACCTATCTTGATGTTCTGACCAAAAGAGGTATCGACCTGTTTCTGACCGAGGATAAGTTCGAGGAACTGAGGAAGTTTAACCCCAAAACTGAGTATGCGATCCCCGGCCTTATGACGCCGGTATTCCGCTCTCCTAAACAGCATCAAATCGAGGTGGGGAAGAATTCCAATTTGATTGCCGACATGTGCTGGTATGGGGCTACCGAGGCGGAATTGATGCGGGCGATCAAGCATGGCATGGTAATCCTTGATGCGGATAAGCACCATCTGGATTGGCGGAAGTCTGCTGAGGACTTTGGAATTCAGGAACTCTACCAGAAATACCGCCGGTTTAACCGGAAGCCTAAGTTGACCGAACGTGAAAAACTGGTCATCACGGCCTATACCGGATATGTTCTGGAGGGGACGGCCGGAAAGGTCGTCGATTTTGTGGAAGAGGTGCTGGGGCACTCCATCCAGACGGCGGAGCCGCCGAAGGTTCCTGTAATTCTGGAGGTACACAATGCTCTGCGGGGTGAGTTCTGCGAGATCTGCCGGAAGCACCATATCTTCAATTATATTTAAGGAGGGTACGGACGTGAAAGCAAAACCCGCCCTGTTCCAAAGGGCCGGAAAGGCGTTCAAGAAAGCGACGCCGACCATATTGACCTGCATCAGCGCGGCCGGCGTGGTGGTTACGGTGGTTCTGGCAGTTAAGGCCACGCCCAAGGCGCTCAAGTGCATTGAGAAGGAAAAAGAGGTCAAAAACGCTGAAAATGGCGAAAATTTGACCCGAATGGAGACGATAGCAGCTTGCTGGCGATGCTATATCCCTGCGGCGGCCACGGGAATCGCTACAATCGGGTGTATTTTCGGTGCAAATGTCTTAAATCGGCGTCAACAGGCCTCTTTGGTCAGCGCCTACGCTCTGGCGAGCCGTTCCTTCAACAGCTATAAGCAGAAGGTAAAAGAGCTCTACGGTGAGGAAGCTCACAAGAAAGTGATGGCATCTTTGGCCGCGGAGAAGAGTACAAAACCGGAAATCTCTGCCGGTTCCCTCGCCCAGATGACTTCTCTGGGATTTGAGGACGCCAACGAGGAGGAGCGTCTATTCTATGATGCCATCTCTGATCGATATTTCCAGGCTACCATCAGTCAGGTCTTACAGGCCGAATACCATCTCAACCGAAATTTCGCCATCGGCGGCGGGTTCATCACCCTAAACCAGTTCTATGAGTTTCTTGGAATCTCGAAAGTAAAGGGTGGAGATGAAGTTGGCTGGATGGTTTCGGACGAGCTCTACTGGGTCGACTTTGACCATCAAAAGACCGTTGTGGATGACGGTTTGAATGGTGAAGTGGAGTGCTACATTATTGATGCACCCTTCCCTCCGGTCAGTGAAGAGGAATACGACAAATACATGTGATTCGCAAAAACAACATCTCCTATTATGGAGAACCATGAAAACAGGAGGTTTGAGTTTATGGATCAGAAAACGATATTCAAGGTTCTGTCCCTGGTTGGGATGGCTCTTGGCGGGATCGGCACATTGCTGAGCGCCTGGGCTGACAATAAGGAGCAGGACGCTGTCATCGAGGAGAAAGTGAATGAAGCGCTTGCCGCCCGTGAGCATGGAACAACCGGAAGCGAGGAGCCCTGACTGGGGCTCTTTGCTTTTGCAGGAGCCGCTTTCCATGAATGAACGGACCATTCTATTTCTCATGTCGGTTTTGAACGGGTTTGAGGAACCCCCGAGGTCTGATTGGCCCCAGCATGAGGCTGAGGAAGTTACGTTCTCCAGATGGGCCTTGGAGGAGCTGCTGCAAGACGTCTGGGACCACCCATGGACGTTGGCGTCGGAAACCGTGGAGCGGTTCGCGTCGAAAATGGAGCTTTTCTCCGAGACCTGCAACACGGATGCCCAGCACCGGATCTTCAAGATCGCGGCCGAGACCGTATGGGAATTTCTCGATGACATCAAGGCGATCGAGCGCTGAACACAATTATATTTATGAGAGGAGAAGGCGTTGTGAACAAACAGGTTATCACAAACACGCTGAAATCACTGCAAAAAACCATGCGCAAGCACAGCCCGGCCATTTTGACCGGCATCGGCATCGCGGGCATGGTGGCTACCACTGTTATGGCGGTGCGGGCCACCCCCAAGGCTCTCCGAATGGTGGATGACAAGGAAATTGAGGATGGAAAGCGTCTGACCACCTCTGAGATCATCAAGACAACCTGGAAATGTTATATTCCGGCCGCCGTCACCGGCGTATGCTCTGCTGCCTGCATCATTGGGGCAAGCTCCATCAGCGCGCGGCGGAATGCGGCTCTGGTCACGGCCTACACCATTTCTGAGACCGCTTTGAAGGAGTATAAGGATAAGGCGGTGGAGGTCGTCGGGCCGAAGAAGGAGCAGGCTATTCGGGACGCCGTAGCCAAGGAACAGCTGGAGAAGGCCAATGTGACGGAGCGGAAATTCGTCGCCACCGGCCGGGGTGAAACCCCCTGCTTTGACCCGTTGACCAATACCTGTTTCAAATCGGATATTGAGACGCTGCGAAAAGCAGAGAATGTCCTGAACAAGCGGATGCGGGACGAAGTAAAGGTCACGGTCAATGAATTTTTGGAAGAAATTGGCCTTGACCCCTGCGATGAATCCATTGGGGAGAACCTTGGATGGGACATTGACAAGGGGTGGATCGACCTGGACTTCAGTTCTCAGCTGGTAGACGGTGTCCCCTATCTGGTCGTCGGCCATCATAACCCACCCCGCTACATCGGCTGGGGCTAATCCGCAAAAATTGCATCTCCTATTATGGAGAACCATCTATGGAAAATTATATTTACAAGGAGGACTTTACGATGGAAGACATGAACGCAAGAGTGATGGAGAACGAGGAACTCGACGAAGTCACTGAGGTCGACGAGGCTGTGGAGAGCGGAAACGCCGGTGCGCTGGTGGCTGGAGTCGTCGGAGGTTTCCTGGCCTACGCCATGATCGGCGGGGTGAAGAAACTCTGGGGATTCGTCGGCACCAAGTTGGCCGAGCGGAAGGCCGCGGAAAAGGCCAAGACCGAAGTGGTGGACGCGGAGTACACCGAAGTCGCTGCGGAGGATTCCGACGAGGAAGATTCTGAGAAGTAATCGAGCAAGAGGTTCGCCGAAGGGAGAGTACCTATAACAAGGTGCTTTCCCTTTTTGCTTTTTGAAAAGGAGAAAGGTATGAATGGTTTTCTGAAAAATGGCTTGCTGGTGGTGGGCGGCGTTGTTCTGGGAAGTATGATGACCCAGAAAGCGATCGTTGACACCCTACGGCAGAATCAGCGCGAGTGTCAGGAGGTTCTGTTCGAGACCAGAGGAGACGTTGAAAAGATTCTTGATACCTTGAACTACTGCATCTCGAAATACGGTTGCGTGACACTGGCTGATTTCTATGATCTGGCCGGGGTGCGGGCTCTTTATGAGGACTGCAAATTCGGGTGGACGACGCTCAATGGCGTAAAAGTTGTTCGTAAACGGGATGGATATACCATTGAGTTTCCGAGAGCCATGCCCGTGACTTAACAAGGAGGATAGACAATGGGAGAGTACCCCAATAATTCCCACAGCGCAAGGGAAAAATCAGACGCCGCCGCTGCCGCTAAGACTGAAAAGAAATTGGATAAGGTGGTCACCGGGGCGGCGAGAACCAAAAAGAAGAGCGAGGCCCGACGGTTTCTCAACATCTTTGTGCCAGATGATGCAGAGAACGTCAAGAGCTCCATTCTGGGTGACGTGATTGTCCCCGGCGTCAAAGCGGCCATCGCTGATGTGATCAGCATCGTTCTGTTCGGGGACACGGGCCGCATTGGCGGACGGAAGAGCGGCGGTTCCCGTATCGCCTATCAGAAGTATTACGACGACAGGCGGGATGACCGGAGAGAGTACGGACGTCCCAGGGCGGCGGTCGCATACGACTATGACGACATTATATTTGAAACCCGGGGGGATGCTGACTTAGTGCTGGATCAGCTGGAGTCGGCCATCGCCAAGTATGATGTGGCCTCGGTGGCAGATCTCTACGACCTGGCCGGCGTCACCTGCCGGAATTATACGGCGAACCGCTATGGCTGGACGGATATTCAGGCGGCTAAGGTGGTACGGACGTCGGAAGGCTATGTGATCCGGCTTCCAAGGGCGGTTCAAATCAATTAAGGAGGCGTGAACCATGTACGGATACACGGTTTCCTGTGGGTACAAGGGCATGGTCAACGGCAAATGGATGCTGTTCGCCACAGATACCGAGTACCACGAGTATATGAGGGAGATGGAAGAGGAATGAAACGAGCGGATATTTTGCACACTGCGGAGAAGTGTGTCTGCGGTCGGCGGGAGCAGGACTACGGTTCTCCGGAAAACAACTTTCAGACTATCGCCGATTTTTGGTCGGTCTACAAAGGCGTCAAGTTCTCGGCCAGTGACGTAGCTATGATGATGGCGCTGCTGAAGGTCGCCCGCATCAAGTCTGGCGGCGGAACGGAAGACTCCTTTGTGGACTTGGCGGGTTATGCGGCCTGTGGCGGAGAGCTTGTCACGGAAATGCCCTTAGAAGTCGCCGCCACTGCATCCAATACGGCGCTGAACGCAACATCGGCTTAATAAGGAGGATTGCCATGAAACTCAATGCGGATTCCTTTGTTGGCGTCGGCATCTGTATCCTGGGATTGCTGGGTGTTGGCTACGCCATTGGCGTCCACTCAAAGATGAAGACAGTCTGCGAAAAGCTGGACACCAGCATTGACCGGCTGGCGAATGATACCGAGGTGGATATTCCGGCTAAGGTCATCGATCAGGCGGTGCAGCGCGCGGTAGACCGGGAGTCCTATTCCGCGGTAAAGCGGGCTACGGACGAGGTGATGGACGACGTCAAGCGGGAGATCGAATCCCGGGTCGGCGCCGTCGTGAAAGAGCACTATGACGCGATTTCGGACGGGGTAACCGACCAAATCGCAAAGAACGTGGCCAAAATTGACGAAGGCCGCCTCAAGAAAGAGGTTGTGCAGAAGGCCAAAGAGCAGATCGCCGAGAAGTTTGACGATAAGCTCGATGATATTTTGGAGGAGTTCAATGGAAACCTCCAGAATGTCGGAAAAATCTATAAATCCATTGCGAAATCATTCTCTAAGGAGGACATTTGATCATGAAGAAGAATGAACTTGTCAAGTCTGTGAACCTGACTTTCAACCGGATCGGTTTCCAGCTCCAGAAGAAGAGCCCGGAGATTCTGGTCGTCGCCGGCGTGGTCGGCGTGGTGGTGAGCGCCGTTATGGCCTGTACGGCCACCCCCAAGGCCCTGAAGGTCGCCGAAAAGACCAGCGAGGACATCGACCGCATTCAGAATGCCGAAGAGTCCGGCGTGACTCAGGCGGGCGAGACCTATACCCAGGAGGACGCCCGCAACGACCGTATCCAGGTCTACTCCCACACCGGGTTCCAGTATGTAAAGCTGTATGCCCCTGCCATTCTGCTGGGCGCGGCCTCTATCACCTGCATCCTCACCAGCCACAAGATCCTGAGAAAGCGTAACATGGCACTGGCTGCGGCCTATGCGACGCTGGACCCGTCCTTCAAGGATTATCGCGGCCGGGTGCTGGAGCGCTTTGGTGAGCAGGTGGAGAAGGAACTCCGGTACAACATCAAGGCCAAGGAAATCGAAACCACTGTGGTAGACGAGAACGGCAAGGAGAAGAAGGTCAAGGAGACCGTGGATGTGGCGGATGAAGGTTGGGACCCGTCCAAGTACAGCCCTTATGCCCGCGTCTTCGACGAGGGACACTCTGCTTACATGAAGGACGCCGAGCAGAACAAGTTCTATCTGCTGGCCCGGCAGGCTCAGGCCAACGACCGGCTCAAGTCCCGCGGCCACCTGTTCCTCAATGAAGTCTACGAAATGCTGGGGTTCCCGCTGACAAAGGCCGGCGCCGTTGTCGGCTGGATCTATGACCCCAAGGAGCCCATGGGAGACAACTTTGTGGACTTTGGCATCTACGAGGTGTGCCGCGAAAAGGCCATGGACTTCGCGAATGGGTATGAGCGCTCCTTCATTCTGGACTTCAACGTGGTGGGCGACATCACCGACGCCCTGGCTACCCACCAGACCCTGTGAGGGCTGAGCCATGAAGAAACTGATATTTGCAATATTGGTCGCGGCGATGGCGCTGACCGGCATGGCCTTCTCCAGTGAGGAGCCGGTCTCCGCCGCGGAACCGCAGGGTACATACGAGGCTGTGGCCGTCAACAGCGTCAAACCTGTCCAGGAGACTGATATTTTGGAATCTATTTCTGTCAAGAAGGCCGTCGCTGCGGAGCCGATGGTGGAAAAGGAAGTCGTCGTGGAGCAGGAACCTGAGGAAGCACCAGCGCCTTCGGTGACGCAGGAGGAGATCGAACTGATTGCCCTCTGTGTCATGGCGGAGGCTGAGGGAGAGTGTGAGTATGGTCAGCGCCTGGTCATTGATGTTATTTTGAACCGGGTGGATGACCCTCACTTTCCAGACACGATTTACGATGTGATTTATCAAAAGAACCAGTTTGCCGGCATGTATGGCGATCGCATCACCCGCTGTTATGTGAAGGACGAGCTGGTGCAGCTGGTTCGTGAGGAGCTGGAGAACCGCACGGATTACGACGTAGTGTTCTTCCGCACCGGCCATTACCATTCCTACGGCGTCCCGAAGTTTCAGGTCGGGGCGCATTACTTTTCCAGTTATGATTAAAGGAGGCACATATCATGAAGAACTGTCTCAAAACCTTGCTGTCCTACGCCCTGGCGACCGTGTCTGGGCTCTGCCTGGTTGGCGGCGTCACCATTCTTTCGTCCGGGAGGCAGTGAGCATGGAGCGATTTGCAAATCTGGTGTCCATGCTGGACTACGCGGTCAACACAAGAAGGAAACGCCACATTACCGGAGGGCTCCTGATTAGCGCCGCGCTGCTGTTCGGGGGCCTTGCCATTACGGTGATGAGCGTGCGGGACGAGGAGGACGACTACAATGAGTAAACTTGGAACTGCCATGGCGTTTCTTGCCGGAGTTGCCGTTGGCGGAGTTGCGGCCTTCACCGTGCTCCAAAAGCGGTATGACGACGCGGTGGAGAATGATATTTTCTCCATCAAAGAGGCCTTCCATAAGCGGGAGCAGAAGTTGATGAACGAGATCGCCGACCTCAAGGAGTACAAGCGCCTCCATGAGATTGCGGATGATACTGCCGAGACGGAAACGCCCCAAACCGTCGTAGCGTCGGGTAAGCACCAGGAAAAAGGCAATCTGAACGACTACGCCAAGATGGTCAATCGGACTCAGTATTCCAGGACTTCGGTGCCCCAACCGCCTGAGCATGAGGTGGAGGCGCCCTATGTCATCTCCCCGGAGGAGTTTGGAGAGATGGATGGGTACACCCAGATCAGCCTGACCTATTTTGACGACGGCATCCTGTCCGACGAGAATGGCGTCATCATTGACGAGCCGGAGGAGATCGTCGGCGACGCATTGAACCACTTCGGAGAGTATGAAGAGGACTCCGTCTTTGTCCGAAGTGACCCCAAGCGGTGCGACTATGAGATCCTAAGGGATCTTCGCAGTTACGCAGAGTTCCGCAGCACCCTTCCTCCGAAGATTTGAAAGGGAGGTCTGACATTTGACCCGGGATGAACTGATTGACCAGTATTTTGACTGGATGTATCAGCTCGTGGTCGATGACCGATATTCTAACAAGTCCTATCGTAAGCTGTTTAGCCGGCTGTACGATACGGAATTTACCTATACGATTCCGATGGACGGCAACCGGGCCGAAGACGGCATCGACCTTAGATATCGGTTCGGTCGCGAGCACTTATATTCTGATGCCATGGTTGCGTCCTATCTGGACGACCGGCCGTGCAGTATTTTGGAGATGATGATCGCCCTCTCCATTCGGTGTGAAGAGCACATCATGGATGATCCCGATGTGGGCGACCGGACCGGACAGTGGTTCTGGAGCATGCTGGTGAGCCTGGGGCTCGGCGGTATGGAGGACCGGAAATTCGACAGATATTTTGTCGACGAAACCCTGGAACGGTTCCTGGACAGAGGGTACGAACGCAATGGCGAGGGCGGTCTCTTCACCGTCAACAACGGCCGTGACATGCGGCGCACGGAGATTTGGTATCAGATGAACTACTACCTCAGCGAAATCATTAAAGAAGGGAGCATTTGAGATGGGCAAGAAAGGGCAATTTGTTCCGGTGAGCACCCTGGGTGACTTGACGGAGCTGCTGAATCACAACTGCCGTGTCCTGGAGAAGCGGCTGACCAAGCTGACACGGAGGAACCGCAGCATCGCCGTGCTCGCCATCGCCGCCTTTGGCTATGCGGTATGGGCGGAGATGGAGCGGCGGAAACAGGAGGAAGAGGTCTATCAGCTTTCCGTCAGGGTGAAAAAGCTGGAGTATGGTGAAGGAGAGTAATCGGCCCAATGCTGGACTTCTTGATGATTTCTACGCGCAGCGGAAAACGCGGTGTCATCGAGATCTATCCCAAGTTTATCATCAAGAAAAGTAACGACCTCATGATTAGAGGCGGCGACTTCTATGCAATATGGATTGACGAACGGGGAATATGGTCGACTGATGAACAGGACGCGGTCGACTTGATCGACCGTGAACTGGACCAATACGCAGAAGAGAACCGCAAGCGCTTTGACGGTACTGTTCGCGTCCTGCATATGTGGGACGCGGAAACTGGTATGATCGATACCTGGCACAAGTATTGCCAGAAACAGATGAAAGACCAGTTCCACATGCTTGACGAAAAACTGATATTTTCCAACACAAAAGCGGGAAAGCGCGATTATGCCAGCAAGTCCCTGCCCTATCCTCTGGAACCTGGGGATACTCCGGCGTGGGATAAGCTGGTGTCCACATTATATTCTCCCGAGGAGCGCCACAAAATCGAGTGGAGCATCGGGGCCATCGTTTCCGGGGAGTCCAAGCGGATTCAAAAATTCCTGGTGTTCTACGGTGCGGTGGGAACGGGAAAGAGCACGATCATCAATGTGATCCAGCAGCTTTTCGAGGGCTACTACACCAGTTTCAATGCCAAGGATTTGGGTTCCTCCAGCAACGCTTTCGCTTTGGAGGCATTCCGGTCCAATCCGCTGGTGGCGATCCAGCATGATGGTGACCTTTCCCGTATTGAGGACAACACCCGGATCAACAGCCTGGTCTCCCATGAGATGATGACGGTCAACGAAAAGTTTCGTTCGGCCTATTCCAACCGGTTCAAGGCATTTCTGATCATGGGCACCAACAAGCCTGTGAAGATCACGGACGCCAAGTCGGGCATCATCCGGCGGTTGATCGATGTGACCCCCACGGGAGACAAGGTGCCCCCGGCGGAGTATCGGACGCTGACCAAGCAGATCCCCTTTGAACTGGGCGGCATTGCCTATCACTGCCAGGAGGTGTATCTGGAGGACCCGGACTACTACGACGATTATATTCCTATCTCCATGATGGGGGCCTCCAATGATTTCTACAACTTCGTGGTGGATTCCTATCATGTGTTCAAGAAGGAGGATGGGGTGTCGCTGAAGTCGGCCTGGGAGATGTATAAGACCTACTGCGATGACGCCAAGGTGCCCTACCCGGTTTCCCGCATGATATTTAAGGAGGAGCTGAAGAACTACTTCCGGAGCTACGAGGAGCGGTTCAGCCTGGGAGATGGTTCCCGTGTGCGGAACTATTACAGCGGGTTTCGGACGGAGAAGTTTGAGGAGCAGGCTCCGGAGGAAAAGCCGACGACCGAGAAACCGCCCCATCCCACCATCAACTTTGTAGAGGGACAGACCTCTGCCTTTGACCGGGATTGTGCCGACTGTCTGGCCCAGTATGCCAACGATGAGGGCACGCCTCGGCGAAAGTGGGAAAAGGTCACCACCAAGCTGTCCTCCCTCGACACCACAAAACTTCACTATGTCAAACTGCCGGAGAACCATATCGTCATCGACTTTGATATTCCGGATGAAAAGGGCGGAAAATCCTTTGACCGGAATTTGGAGGAGGCGAGCAAGTGGCCGGCGACCTATGCGGAGGTGAGTAAGAGCGGCTGCGGCATCCACCTGCATTATATTTATTCCGGAGACCCTACCCGGCTGAGCCGGATCTATGACGATCACATCGAGGTCAAGGTGTTCACCGGAAACAGTTCGCTGCGCCGCAAACTGTCAAAATGCAATGACCTGCCTATCGCTACGATAAGCTCTGGGTTACCGTTGAAAGGAGAAAACAACGTGGTAAATTCCAAAGTCATTCAAAGCGAGAAAGGGCTTAGAGTTCAGATCAAGCGAAATTTGAATAAGGAGATCCATCCGGCGACTAAGCCCTCAATCGACTTTATCTACAAGATTTTGACGGATGCATATGAGAGCGGTCTGACCTATGACGTGACCGACATGCGCAACGCCGTCCTGGCCTTCGCGGCCAACAGCACCAACCAGGCGGAATACTGCATCAAGCTGGTGAACAAGATGCCGTTCAAATCCGCCGAAGACGGCCCCTCGGTGAAAAACGACGAGGCCAAGTTAGTGTTTTATGACGTGGAGGTCTTCCCAAACCTGTTCCTGGTGAACTGGAAAATCGAAGGCCCTGGTCAGACTGTGGTGCGGATGATCAATCCCAAGCCCACGGAAATTGAGGAGTTGATGAAGTTCCGTCTGGTAGGGTTCAACTGCCGGAGGTACGACAATCATATCCTGTACGCCCGACTGATGGGCTACACCAATGAACAGCTCTACAATCTCTCCCAGAAGATCATCAGCAGTGAGAAGAAGGCCCGGAGCAACAACTGTTTCTTTGGGGAGGCGTACAACGTCTCTTATACGGACGTGTATGACTTCTGCTCGGTCAAGCAGAGCCTGAAGAAGTGGGAGATTGAACTGGGACTTCACCATCAGGAGCTGGGCCTTCCCTGGGACCAGCCGGTGCCGGAGAGCATGTGGCAGAAGGTCGCGGAATACTGCGACAACGATGTGATCGCCACCGAGGCGGTGTTCAACGCCCGGAAGGCCGACTTTGTGGCCCGGGAGATTCTGGCGGACGTGGCCGGGATGACGGTGAACGACACTACCAACTCCCTGACCACCAAAATTATATTTGGCGGCAACAAGCACCCTCAGGACCAGTTCAATTACCGGAACATGGGTGATGTGGCACAAATCGATGACCCTTTCCGAGGTTTGCCGTTCACCATGGGCAAGCCGGAATTCGACGAGTTCACGGCCTTCGACAAGAAAGGTCGCCCCATCTTCCCCGGCTACAAGTTTGAGGGTGGTAAGTCCATTTACCGGGGCGAAGAAGTTGGTGAGGGCGGTTACGTCTATGCGGAACCTGGTATGTACGGCGACATCGCTCTGCTGGATATTGCCTCCATGCACCCAAGCAGCATCATCACGGAGCAGCTGTTCGGCCCGGAGTACACCAAGCGGTTCCAGGAGATCAAGGACGCTCGAGTGGAGATCAAGCACAAGAACTTCGATAAGGCCAAAAAGATGCTGAATGGTGCTTTGGCCAAGTACCTGACGGACGAGGGTTCGGCGGACGCTCTGGCTCAGGCACTGAAGATTGCCATCAACTCGGTCTATGGTCTGACCTCAGCCAACTTCGAGAATCCCTTCCGGGATACCCGCAACAAAGATAATATCGTCGCCAAGCGCGGAGCCCTGTTCATGGTCAACCTCAAGCATGAGGTCCAGAAACGGGGCTTTACTGTTGCCCACATCAAGACGGACTCCATCAAGATTCCGGACGCGACGCCGGAGATTATCCAGTTCGTCATGGATTACGGCAAAAAGTACGGCTATGTCTTTGAGCATGAGGCCACCTATGACCGCATGTGCCTGGTAAACAACGCCGTCTATATCGCCAAGTATGCTACGGCGGAGAAGTGTCAGGACGCCTACGGTTATATTCCGGGTGACATCCGAAAGCACCCTGGAGAGTGGACGGCCACAGGCACCCAGTTCCAGATCCCCTATGTGTTCAAGAAACTGTTCTCCAAGGAGGAGATCGTGTTCGAGGACATATGCGAGACCAAGTCGGTCACCAGCGCATTATATTTGGATACGAACGAGACCTTGCCGGACGTTTCGGGATACGAGAAGGAACTGGAGACTCTGCGGAAGAAGTGGCCGGACGAGCATGGGCAGTATCCTCTCGACTATGAAGAGGTGGTTGCGGATCTGAAGGCCAAGATCGAGCAGGGCCACAATTATATTTTCGTGGGAAAGGTCGGCTCTTTTTGTCCCATGAAACCCGGCTGCAACGGTGGTCTGCTGCTGCGGGAGGTCGTGGACAAGAAGACCGGAGAGAAGGGTTACGCCTCTGCCGGCGGCGCCAAGGGCTATCGCTGGCTGGAGTCCGAAATGGTCAAGCAACTCCAAAAGGAGGACGGCATTGACCGGGGCTACTACGACGCCATGGTGGACGCCGCGGTTGCGGATATTTCCAAGTATGGCGACTTTGAGTGGTTTGTCTCGGATGATCCCTATGTGAAAGTCGAGGATGACACCCCTCCTTGGTTTGGCGCCGGAGAACCCCATGAGAATGACACGACACCCTTTGACGTGAGGTGACGGCATGACCATTCTTCTGATTATATTTGGATTCAATGTTGTGTCTGCCTTCATCTCAGCCGCCACAGACCGCCTGTTTTGGTGTGTGGTCAATGTCGTATTGGCAGTTTTGATGGCTTTCTTGGCTATGGCCTATGAGGGGCGTCTTATCAACCGCATCGAGAAACTCGAACAAGAAATCAAAGATTTGAAAAGGAGATTTTGATTATGGCTAATCCCAGAGTAAATGACAACCTCGTGATCGAGAATGCTCGTCTGCTGTTTCGGAACTTCTCCGGGCGGGAGAGCAAGTACAATCGCGCCGGTCAGCGCAACTTCTGCGTCTACATCGACGATCCTCAGGATGCCCGGAAACTGGCAGATGACGGCTGGAACATCCGGGAGCGTCCTCCCCGTGAGGAGGGCGAGGAGCCCCGCTACTACCTTCAGGTGGCGGTCAGCTTTGAGAACATCCCGCCCACGGTCTACGTGATTCCTGAGCGGAAAAAGAAGAAGACTAAGCTGGATGAGGAGTCCATCGACGTTCTTGACTTCGCGGAGATCCGGAACGTGGATCTGACCATCCGCCCCTATAACTGGGTCATCCAGGAGGGCACCAAGAACGAAAAGCGGGGCGTCAAGGCCTATCTGCGGTCTATGTACGTCACCATCGAGGAGGACGAGTTCGCCGAGAAGTATGCCGGCGAAGAGTATCCGGAGGAGTAAGTGCACATAGAGGACAATAAGAAAAAGGGAGAAAGCGGTCACTTTCTCCCAATTTCTTTTTAGTCGTCAGACTACCCGGTCAGTTTCAGACGCTTTTTCCGCGCCTGATATTCGAGACCGGCATTGATGATGTCGGAGTGTGTGGACACAAATTCGGCGATATACGCCTTGCCGACTTCATCATTGTAGTTCTGGATACCGCCCATTTCTGTAAAGACGTAATGCAAAAATGCAGCGGTACCAGAGACACGTTTTCCGTTTTCGTTCAGATAGGAAAAATCGGGTCCTCTACTCATGCTGAGCTCCTCCTTTCTTCGGGATGCCTCAACTATATCATAGATGGCTCGATAATAAAACTCTAAAGGGAGCGTCGGTGAATAAGGAGATAGCCGGCGCTCTCTTACCCCCCCCCCGAGACAGAGGTGTCACTATGCATGAACGTCAAGCATTTGTCGATGGCTTGTACGCATTTTTGGATTATACCGAACCGGATAATCTACGCAACAACATCAAAGAAGGTCTGATGGTGCGCCGATATGCTCAAGACAAAGAAAAGGAATTTGAGAAACGGTGCATCCAGAGATGGGCGATTTCAGAATTGGCGAAAGCCATTGCGGAAGATCCAGACAATCCCGTTGAGGATGTCGCCTATCGATTTGCACTAAAGTTATATGGATACGCATGCACCTCTTTTGATGCAAAAATGCGGAATGTGTTTGGTATCGCGGCAGAGTTTATTGACAAAGAGGTCATTGGCCTCTTCCGAACAGAAGACGGAGTCTATCCGTAAGTGTTTTGAGCATGAAAGGAGAAAATCGTGGCTAAGTACAAAATAGGCTATCGCTGTTTATCTTGTAACAAATTGATATTTGGGAAAGGATTGCCGGAGCAACTGCACCGGCCGATCGAACTCTCGGAAGACCAAATCACAAACATGTGCGCCGCCGCAGCAAATCCGACATTCAAACATGAGAAATTACGGACTCGCATACCCAGTGTGCTTTCTCATGACTGCTTTGGCGATGGGAGGCAAGTGGGCGCTGCGATTTTCGCCGGCTTTGGTTTGGTGAAAGAGGAGGAGAAGGAATGAAACCATTCTGGAAAAATACCCGGAAGGGAAAATCCAAGAAACATTCCAAGCATCCTCAGCCGAAACCGAGGGTACAGACACGGACAAACCCCATGGAGGAGCCTTGGAAACCGCCGATGGCTGTTCCGACGGCTCCGGTGGAGCAAGCGACAACGCCGATTGTGCAGATGCTGGAGTCGGCTCGCCCCATTAAGAAGGAGTATGTTCCAGTCAGGCCGTCAACGCGGAAGAGCGAGCATTATGACGAGTTTCGCTCCAAATTCCGGCAGCTACTCTCTCCAAGGTGTCGCCCGATTGATATTTGGAGAGATTTCATCGTCATGTCGGCCTGCGCAATGTCCAATACCGTGGACAAATCACACTATGAGGAACGGGAGAAACGGTATCTGGACACCATCAACAAATACGAAAAATCTCAGCAGCATATATTCCCTGAACTCTATGCCGATGTAGTCATGGCTTTGGATGAAAATCCGGAGCAGGACTTCCTTGGCGAGATGTTCATGGATCTGCGCCTCGACTATGAGGAGCTGAAACAGATATTTACACCATACCATGTGTGTCAGCTGATGGCGGACGTCACGATGGGCGACCTTGTCCAGCAAGTTGAGGATCTGGGATATGTGTCCATCAATGACTGCTGCTGCGGCGCGGGTGCAAACCTGATTGCCGCAATCAATTCTGCCCGCCGCAAATTGGAGGATGCGGGACTGAACTTTCAGAACCACATTCTGGTCATCGGACAGGATATTGAGGAGTTGGTAGCGCTGATGTGCTACATCCAAATTTCTCTGCTCGGAGTAGCCGGCTACGTCAAAGTTGGCAATGCCCTCACCGAGCCGATGACTTATGGCGATAGTATGGAGAACTACTGGTTTACGCCTATGTACTTCTCCGATGTGTGGCACACAAGAAGAATGATTCATAGATTTACAGAACTGTTCAAGGAGGATAAATGATGAACACGAATGAGAAAATGGTTTCGTGCGAGGACTGCGTATATGACAATAAATTTGGCAGTTGGCATTGCGTAGGCTGTGTTGCTAAAAGCAACTTCGTCCCGCGCTCCAAAAGCAGAATTTACTATAAGTCAGTTCAGGAAATGAATCAACCGCCGGCGGCCTATCTGGCTATGATGGAAGCCGCAAGAAGTTTTGTCGATGATCCTATCGTCCCGGAAATTCTGGACGTGGTTTTCAACGGGCCTGCCACCATCATCTTCTGGGCAGACGGGACAAAAACTGTCGTGAAGGCCATCTATGACGAGTTTGACCCCGAGAAGGGACTTGCTATGGCGATTGCGAAGAAGGCCCTTGGTAATAAGGGTAACTACTTCAACGTCATTAAGAGATGGACGGACGAGTACCTGGAGAAAGAGGACAAGTGATGTTCTGTGGCGATCCAGCTTTATGACTATCAGCGCGAAGCCCTGGACCGGATGAAAAATGGGTGCATCCTCTGCGGCGGGGTCGGCTCTGGCAAATCCAGGACCGGCCTCGCTTACTATTATCTGCAAGAGGGTGGTCAGCTGGGTACGGACGATTATATTCCGATGAAGAACCCCAGAGACCTCTATATCATCACCACAGCGCGCAAGCGGGATACCTGTGAATGGCAAGGGGACCTGGCTCCATTCCTGCTCTCCCCCACTTCAGAGGCCAATTACTACAAGAATAAAGTGGTCATTGACTCCTGGAACAACATCACCAAGTATGTGGACGTCAAGAACGCCTTCTTTATATTTGACGAGCAGCGGGTGGTTGGCTATGGAGCCTGGACCAAGGCATTCCTCAAAATCGTCAAGTCCAATGACTGGATACTGCTGTCGGCCACGCCTGGCGACACCTGGCAGGATTATATTCCAGTCTTCATTGCCAATGGGTTCTATCGCAATAAGACCGACTTTGTGGATCAGCATGTGATCTATGACTGGCGGGCCAAGTATCCGAAGATCGACAGCTACCGCAATACTGGCCGGCTGATTCGGCTCCGGGATAAGATCCTGGTGACCATGGACTTCAAGCGCCAAACGGTTTCCCACCATGAAGATGTCAGGGTCTCGTATGATATTTCCAAGTACAAAGACATCATGCGGAACCGGTGGAACCCGTGGGAGGATCGGCCGATTGAAACGGCGGCGGAACTGTGCATGGCGCTCCGGAGAGTGACCAATTCGGACGAGTCCAGAGCAGTTGCGGTATTGGAGCTGCTGGAGGACCACCCCAAAGCCATCATCTTTTACAGTTATGACTATGAACTGGATATTTTACGCTCCCTTGGGTATCCGGAGGGGACAGAGATCGCGGAGTGGAATGGACACAAGCATCAGGAGATTCCCACCGGAGACAAGTGGGTGTACCTCGTCCAATACACCGCCGGATGTGAGGGGTGGAACTGTATCACCACGGACACCATTATATTTTACTCACAGCAATATTCTTACAAGGTGGCGACGCAGGCGGCTGGACGGATTGACCGGCTGACCACGCCATATCGAGACTTGAACTACTATCACTTGAAGAGTTTCTCCGGAATCGACCTTGCCATCAGCAAGGCTCTTTCCAAGAAGAAGAACTTCAATGAAGGCAAGTTCGTAGGCTGGGCCACAAAGCCGATGCCGATGGCCGCGTAATTTTCAGGTTGTATTATGGAGGGAGACACCGAACGTCTCCTTTTATATTTTGAAGAAAGGAGGAAAACATTTTGAAACAACAGCTTGACCTCGAAGTAAAGAAGTTCTTTGATCTACTGGCCAATACGCCTTCCATCAAGGTTAAAAAGCAACTCCTGGCTGAAAAGCGCGATGATGGAAACGTCAAAAAATTCTTAGACTATCTGTTGAACCCCTTCTTTGTTACAGGCATTTCTGAGAAGAAAATCCGAAAAGTTGTGTCCGTCGAAAAATCAGTTCACTTCCATTCGTTTCATGAGTTGATGACGTATGTTCGGAAAAATCACACGGGCTCCGATGATGTTTTGGCAAATACCCAAGCCTATCTGGATGATGTGAACCCCGAATTGCGGATGTTCTATATCGGGATCATCGCAAAAACCATTCGTATCGGATGTGACGCCAAAACTGTCAATGACGCATTCGGATATGAGTTCATCCCCCAGTGGGAAGTGCAGCAAGCCTATCAAATCGGAAAATTGAAGATGAATGAAAATGAGTGGTTCAGTTTAAGCCAGAAACTAAATGGGGTTCGTGGGACTTACTTCGAGGGAAAGCTTATCAGCAGACAAGGAAAAGAGTTCATCGGTTTGGAACACATTTTGGGAGATATTCAACAGCTTATCCCTAATTCAGACGAGTGGGTTATTGACGGAGAGCTGATTCGTAAAAATGCGGAGCATGTCTCCGACAATGAAAACTTTCGGCTAACGACCGGAATACTCAGCCAGGAGGATGGCGACAAACGGCAAATCCAACTGGTGATCTTTGATATTTTGCCAAAGGCTGAGTTCCTTCGCGGCGAGAGTAAGTTGCGGTATCGAGATCGCTTAGAGCAGCTAAAAGATCTGGGGCAAAGGATAAAGAGGCGAAACTTGTCAAATCTTCGTATTGTGGATGTGTTATATACCGGGAACGACATGTCCATGATCTCTAAATACTTAAACCGCATGATTGTTGAAGGCAAAGAGGGGCTGATGCTGAATCGGAACTGCAAATATTTCACACGGCGTCATAATGGTATCCTCAAAGTGAAACAGTTCTATACCGTAGACCTCGAAATTGTAGATCTTGAAGAAGGGGCCGGTCGTCTGTCCGGAACTTTGGGTGCATTTGTTGTCCGCTATAAGAACAACTACTTACGGGTTGGTTCGGGGATGACAGACGATCAGCGAAAAAAGTTTTGGGATGACGGCCTGAACTTAATTGGTCGCGTTATCGAGGTAAAGTATAAGGATGAAAGCTATGATCGCCGAACAGGTCTTCGTAGCCTTCAGTTTCCGACTTTTGTCCAGCTTCGAGAACTTGGAAAACAAGAAAGCTATGATTGATAAAGGAGAATAACGATGGATGAAAAATCTAACCATAAAGCAGGTTTTGGCAGCATTGAAGACCGTATTTGCGCTTTTCGCGATCGCATGGCACCTGCTCTGCATCTGTTTCCGCAGAACATCGTTGAGAAGCTGACAGAGGGCGGGTTCTTTACTGCGCCGGCGAGCACGAAGTATCATGGTGCCTACGAGGGCGGTCTGTTTGACCATAGCTACAATGTGACTTCTGCATTGGTCACTCTCACCCACGATAATGACTTGGAGTGGCAGCGTCCCGAATCCCCGTACATCATCGGCATGTTCCATGATATTTGTAAGCAGGACCAATATCGACATCCTTTTGGAGACACGCTCTACTCGGCGGCAGGTGCGGAATTTCGTACCGTCGATGAAAGCCGCTGGGAGTATGAGCCCGATACGCTGCTCAAGGGACATGGTGATAAATCTGTCATACTGCTCTCCCAGTATTTGCAGCTGACGATGGAGGAAATCCTGTGTATCCGCTATCACATGGGCGCCTTTGTGGATCAAAAGGAGTGGAATGACTATACCCGGGCTATTCATGAGTGTCCGAACGTGCTCTGGACGCATACGGCCGACATGATCGCGGCACACATTCTGGAAATTGACAAGTGACATACCTTATTATATTCTACTGGACAAGAGGTGAAAGTACATGCTCGGAGCAATTATCGGCGACATCATTGGCTCCCGTTTTGAACGGCATAACCGCAAGTCAAAGGATTTTGAACTGTTCACGAACCAATGCCGGTTTACGGATGATACTGCTATGACAGTGGCCATTGCTAAGGCTTTGCTGGAATGCAAAGGCGACTATACCGATCTCAGCAACCATGCCATCCGGTGTATGCAGGAGATCGGGCAAAAGTATCCTAACGCCGGGTACGGACAGATATTTTACTTGTGGCTACATAAGAAAGCGCCGGAGCCCTATTGGAGCTATGGGAACGGCTCTGCTATGCGGGTCAGTCCGGTGGCCTATGTGGCAAAGTCGGCGCAGGAATGCATCAATCTGGCCGATGCAATAACTAAAGTGAGTCATGACCATCCAGAAGGAATGAAAGGCGCTGAAGCGACTGCTCTGATCACTTTTGGTGCTCGAAGTTCACTGCCGAAACAGATTCTTCGGGAGTTGGTGCAGACCTGGTATTACACTTTGGATTTCACCATCGACGAAATCCGCCCGACTTATCGCTTTGATGCGAGTTGCCAGGGATCTGTTCCTCAGGCAATCGAGGCATTTTTGGAGTCTGAAGACTTTGAGGACGCTATCCGGATAGCGGTTTCCCTTGGCGGGGACAGCGACACGATTGCGGCCATTACCGGAGGGATCGCCGGAGCCTATTACGGTGTGCCGGATGATCTATGGCAAAAAGCCGCAGAGTATCTCCCCCAGGAGTTCCTTGATATTTTGGAGGAGTTTGAGCAGACCTACTCAAATTGAACAGAAACACGATTAGACCATCCTCGTTGCTGGGGATGGTCTTTTTCTTTATACACTAACGGGAGGTAACGCAAATGGACAAGCAGCAGCTCCAGGAGTTCATCAATGGTATCGGAATGATCGCGGAAACGGCCCTGCTCTTCTATCGGAGCACCTTGTCCGCTAAAGCAACTCAAGAGGAGGCCATGCGGCTGACACAAGCGTTTATCGCCGCCACGCTGTATGGAAATAAGGGCGGCAGTTCCGAGAAAAAGTGAAGAGAAAGGAGAAAAACGATGACTGAAAATGTAAATGGTATTCAAGTTGACGTTTCCAAATATGTCGGCGAAGAAATTGCCCGCCTTGCCGTAGCCTCGATAGATGAGGACCGATTGAATCGACTTGCAGAAAAAGCAATTCGTGACCTTTATGAAAATCAATGGTTTGAGGGTCAACGTACTACTACGATACACAGAATGGCTGCGCAGCTTCTTGGAGAGAAAATCCAAAAGTATGTCGCTGATATTTTGGAGCGTGACGATTTCAAAGAGCAGGCTAGAAGACAAGCTGAACAGATTGTCGAGGACATGCAGAAAAGAGTTCGCGAAATTGTCATTGAGCAGTACGCGAATGCCCTGGCTGGGAACATTGCTACCGGATATTTTGGCGGGGCGTTCAAAATGAATGTGCAACAAATCGTCAACGATATGTTGCGCTGACGCTGAAAAAGGAGAAAAACTATGGCGGGACTAAACTGCGAAATCAAATGGGAAACTCGGCTCTGTGAGGTAAACGGCGAGCTTGGATATTTCCACTGCTGGGAGCATTGGTCCAATGTAATAGACGCAAGTCCTCTGCGGGGCGGTCATCCCGGAGGCCAGATCGGGCAAGTCTATGGCATTGTGGAGTTTACGGACGGCGTCCGGCGGATTGACCCTGCGAAAATCAAGTTCTGCGATGAGGAGAATGCCTTGCTGGCAGAGATGGCGAAACATCATCAGGAGGGGAACGCATGAAAGTTTGCATTTTATCAAACGATGACCCTGCGGCTTTTCAAAGCTCAATCAATACTTTCATCGCCGACAAAAAAAAGTCGTCGACATCAAATATCAGAGTATGACGCTGGTACTCAGGTTTATAAATGGTGTTCCTTCGGAGACGATCATTGTGGATCGTGCGCTCATCATCTATGAAGAGTGAACAGATGATGGCTGTTCGTTGCAAATGCGGACGCCCGGCACATGTTTGGAGCTCTCGTGATGGATATTTGTGTGGATGCATCAATCCGGATTGTACTATCTCTTTAGAGAGGTCACGGAAGTCCAAAGCGGAGTCAATCGAAAAGTGGAATGCGAAGATGAAAAGAGAATCTCATGGGAACGCATGGCACCCCTGCCAGTATGTCGATTGCAAATTAGAACATGACGGATCTTGGGTAGACGGAAGGTGGTACGAATGGGAAGATATTCATGGTAGCCGCGAGGTTGCTCGAATGAAGCTTGACGCCATAGACCATTTCTATCCGTATGCCAAAATCATCAAAGAAGAAGACGTCTGTCGTTATAGAGAGTTAGAAGAAGGAGAAGACAATGCTGATTATTAAAACTGAGGAAGACCGTGAGCGCTGCACATCTTGCTATGGTAACCGCACCATTGAGTTGACTATGGAAGAAGTGGTGGCATTATTTGCAGGAGCAACCCTTGGCGATCCGAATTTTAGTGAATACGGAACGTTTATTCGGTTGGAGGGAAATACATGAAGGTAATTGTCAGTGACCTCCCGGTTAAAAGCGAAGACTGCATTTTTGCAGAATATATCGGTATGACTAGCAAATATAAATGCATGTTTCAGTCTGGGATGTACTCTCGGTGCAAATTGGACTGCGGCGAAGCGTGCCCGTATTTGAAAAAAAGAGCCGGAAAAAACCTCCGTTTCAGTGGAGCAGAAGATTAGAGAGTTGTTGGATACTCTGGTTCATTCTGAAGCGATCCGTTCCAAGGCCGTGGCTCCGGAAGTTGTATTCTCTGGGGTGCATTCATACTTAGTCCATGGCCACGATCATCAAGTTATTGTTGATTTCAATAAGATGGCTAGAGCACTCTATAACGCCGGCTATCGGAAGGGAGAAAAACTATGAAGACCACTGTCGGGGAATTGGTTGATAAGATCGATGCTATTGAGTCCCTGATTCAAGATTTACGCAAAATAGATATTGATACCACCAATAAAGCGGTCGATTATCTTTGGGACTATCTCACCATGATTCGTTCAGAGCAAGTGGCGATTTGAGAGGAGAAAACCATGTGTGAGTTTTGCGAGAAAATTTATCCTCTGAGTAAAGGCGGCCTTCCTGACGAGAACCTTATTACCTATGATGAGGTATTAGATCAGTTTGATATTTGGGTCGCCATTGCCGATCCTTATGACTCTGGACTTATCGAAAACGTAAAACATTGCCCTTATTGTGGGCGAGAGTTGAAAGGAGAAAGCAACAATGCTGAAACTTGAAAACACCGAAGTCTTGGGCTGGGAGCATGCGATCCGTGGAATGCGGAATCCGATGAATTCTTGGGAGAAGAGTGATTCTGGCTGGGATGTAATCTATCATTCTCCAGTAGACAAAAATGAATTTCTCCTAGTCAAGGATGACGACGAGTATGAATATTTTGTCGGTCCAAATGATCAGAAACTCATGATGAATTTGCGTAGCGCTGGGACGGATCATCGGAAGTTCATGCGGATGATTACCGTGTATGTCGATCTGACGGCTCCGCTGTACTGGTGGAAGGAGTTTGATACGTACAAGGTCGGGACTGTGGCGAACTCTTGCTCGACGATGCATAAGATCGCAGAGAAAGAGTTTACGCTGGAGGATTTTAGCCATGAACATTTGATCGATTATGATCTGTATGCGTGTGATGAATCTGAGTGTATGGTGTTGCAGGATGCTCCACATATTCGGTGTGGCGGCTTACAGCAACTGAATCTGACGATCAACATTCTGAACTTCTACCGCCAAAAGTACCTCGAAACCAAGTCTAAGCCGATGAAAAATGAAACGGCTCGGCAGGAACTTATGAAGAAATACTGGTGGCAGATGATCCAGCTCCTCCCGAGCTCTTACAACCAGAGACGGACGGTGATGCTCAATTACGAGGTTTTGGCCAACATTTATAAGTCTCGGCGAAACCATAAGCTGGACGAGTGGCATACGTTCTGTGATTGGATTGAAGGGTTGCCGTACAGCGAGCTGATTGTGGGCCCGAGCCTCAAAGATATTCCTATTTGCAATCAGATTATGGAAGAGGCAAAGCGAAGAGTACACGAGGAGTTAAATACTCAGTGGGACAAGTTTTATGAAATGCACAGCGGCCATGAAAATGTTGAGCGTGCTGTGTTCCGAATCCGAAGAGAAGACGTCGATGCCGAAACATGGGACGCTCTCATGAAGGTAACCCAGGAAGGAAAGTCGTTCCATATCTTTGAGGAGGGCAAGCCTTTTGAGGTAGTTCCGATAAAAGAGGACTGTTAGGGGTGAAGAATAAACTTGATATTTTAGAGGAGCATTTACAGGCTTGGACGAAACGACATCCTTGCTGTTGGTGGCTCCTTCAGAAACTTGCAAACTTTTGGGTCTTCGTGCTAAAAGTTCAAATCTCCATTATGATCCTATACCTATTGTTCTGGCGCTAAGGAGAATTGATATTTCATGGAAAGTCGAGATTTTATCAACTTTTGGAATGAGATACACACTGTCATCGACAACGCCGTGGAAAAACGCGATCGGTCGGTGGCAATTTATATTTCACCTGATGGCGGCATGACGGTTAATGTCTATCCCTGGCCGGACGAGGAATCGCTGCGAGAGGCTCTGGAGTGTGGCAAAATCGCCTACAATGACTACCGTCAAAAGATTGGGCTTGACCCTGTCATGACTTAATTGACACCCTCCAGCGCAGCATGGTATGATGAACTCGGATAAGCCGCATCGATCATGCGCAGAAAGCGCAGCTCCTATTATGGAAGGAGGTTGTTAAGCTATGGCTGAGCACAACAATTCTCGCCTTCTGGATGGTGGTGACGATTCCATGGGCATGACAGACAACCAGTACAAAGGAATGCTCCTTGACCAGTTAGAAGACTGGCAGGAGGTCCTGGATCTGGCGGTCAAGGCCGGGAACACTGAAATCCAGGAAAAGGTCGAGAAACAAATTCGCAAAATCAATGAAAAGCTGAAGTTCTAAACCTCGACCAAGGGGAGAGCCTACGGAAACGTGGGCTCTCTTCTTTTATATTTTGAAAGGGGGTTGATTCGATGGAAAAATTACTTCGACTGGACGAGCAAGATATTATCCAGGTGCTTGCAGACCACTTCGATGTGGATCGGGCCAATGTGTGCTTGACGATTAAAAGCAAAACGGAGGGATACGGCCCTACTGAGCATCAGGTTTCTGAAATAAGCGCCGTTATCAAGGAGGGCTGAGCATGGACATTCCAGGAATACGATGTTTGACCTGCATCCACACCAAAGTTTGTTCGCTGAAACCCACCCTTCTCATGTATGAAATGATGGCGAAGGAGATGGGCATATCTCTACGCTGTCCAAACTACATTGATATTTCACGGCTTCGCCTGGAAAAGGAGGAACACAAAGATGACGCTCCATGAAAAGGTCGTCCTCTCTGCCTACACCGGCATTTTGATGTGTAGCATGGACGAGGTCCACAAATATATTGAAAAGCTTCTGGGCCGGCCGGTTTGGACGCATGAGCTGGCTTCGGAGGCACTTTGGGAGCAAATCAAGGAGAAGGCAAAACCCGATTTTCTCAAAATCATCGAATCATAGGAGGGCATGCTATGGCAAAGAACAAACCCAAAGCCGTACTCTACCTATGCGATCGCAAACGCTGCGGTGACCGGTGTCACTACCCCGACTGCCAACATACCACTGATATTTCGCATGCCATCAACGGCGGCGCCTTTCCAAATGGTTTCGAGAAGGTGGAGCATGGCAATGAAATTTATTTCGTAGAATAGGAGAATCCAGAAGATGACAATCAATGATTACCAGCAGGCTGCTCTTCGGACTGAGTCCCGTATTGCCGCAGACCCTGTTCCTTACATCCGAGTTCTGGAGGGGCTTATGGGCCTTAATGGCGAGGCCGGAGAGGCCATCGATATTATGAAGAAAGTGCTTTTCCAGGATCACGAGTTTGATCGGGAGCATCTGGCCAAAGAACTTGGTGATATCGCTTGGTATTTAGCAATCAGTGCCGATGCCATTGGGTATGATTTGGAAACCATTTTCCAGATGAATGTGGATAAGCTCAAGGCCCGTTATCCCGACGGCTTTGATTCTGAACACAGCCAGCACCGCCGCACTGATGATATTTAAGGAGTGCTGTCATGCCTATCAGAGATAATGACCTGCTTGTCTACTTCGGCAAGTATTGCAAGACTTGTAAGCATGAAAAGCTGGAGGAACATGAGCCTCCTTGCGACGAATGCCTGGAGCATCCAATAAATCTGAATTCTCATAAGCCCGTCAATTATGAGGATAAGAATGACTGAGGTGATGTGCGATGAAACTGAGATTTGTGGGAGAAGATGGCTCCATGGGGTTGAAAAATGGTGAAGTTTATGAGACCCGCATCTTTATCAAGGGGAAATTCCTGTGGGTAGAGTGGAAAGTCAACCTCTTTGCTGTGAAGTCTTGCCCCTACTCCTCTACCAAGGCGTTTGCACAAAACTGGGAGCTAGCAAGTATGATTTGAGGAGGACAGTATGGCACAAAAGAGAATTAAGATGGTTCGGCAAGATATTTTGGGCGACCGGCTGCGGCTTCTCTATGATGACGGAACGCAAGGAATTCTGGATTATGGAGGAGCCGTTTCCCGTTCTAAGATGCCCATCAATCTTCAGCCGGAGAGTTTTGTCGGGCTCACGCTCAAGCAGGCCAAGATGAAGCTCGGCATCAAGAATTGAGGTGCCCATATGAGTCAAGAATATGATTTATATTTGCAGCGACATAAGGCCAATGTAAAAAGAGGCTATGATTGGCTGCGCACCAACATGCCCTGGCTATTTGAAGGGCAACCGGATAGTGCTTGGCAAACTGAGTTTGAACACGATGCTTCTAAGTCGAATCCGGACGAGTACGAGGCCTATGATGCATACTTCTACGGCGGGAATCGCTCCTATGCAGTTGTCCAAGCGTTCCAGTATGCTTGGCTGCTGCATATTCACCGCAATCCCCACCATTGGCAACACTGGGTTCTGATCAATGATGACCCCGGTGAAGGCGAAGTCTTACTGGAGATGCCTTATAATTACATCATCGAGATGATTTGCGACTGGTGGGCCTTCAGTTGGGAGAAAGGCGACCTGAGCGAGATATTCTCCTGGTACGATGATCATCAGGCCTACATCAAGCTCCATCCCAAAACCCGGTCGACCGTGGAAGATATTCTCTGGGATCTTCGTGGCCGACTTGGATTCAACGTTCTGGCTCACCATGGCGTCAAAGGCCAAAAGTGGGGCGTCCGCAACGGGCCGCCTTATCCGCTTGATAAAAGCAAGAAGTCTGGTACAATAGTGACAGATTCTATTGCTGCCGGAGAGGTTTCGCAAACCGTTAATAAAGATAAGCAGAAACGGCATTCAAAAAGTGATCACGAGCCCGGAAGAAGTTATCTTGATGGAGATATTGACTTTGCACAGCAGCTGGTCGACGAATACTCCGGAACTGGAACTCCAATCTGCAAGGATGGGAAATGGTCGCATCGCGAACGAATTACCGCCAAAGAAGACATTGGTACTTATGTGGATGTCGATGGCAATGAGACCAGAAGTGACAGAGCCATGATCATCTATTCAAAAACGGGCACTCATATTTACCCAATTAGAAAGGAGAATGACGATGAAACTTGAACGCTCACTCGAAGGGAAACAAGTACGAATCGTCACCACAGACAATGAAGTTCTGACCGGCGTTGTCGAGGATTATATTTTCCCAGAGGACAACGAGCCGGAAGGGGTTTCTGGCATCAATGTCTATAACTGCCCCAAACCTGGGGAATGGACTGGACTCAATGAAACTGATATCCAGTCTATTGAAATCATGAAATAGACGAAATCTCGCAGGAAAGGAGAAAAACCGTGATAACCATTCAAGGGCAATACAACACAGCCATCTGCTACACAAACGAGCTGGAAGGAGCGGCTCGGGAGCAGATTCAGGCAGTGTGCGACCGGCCCGAGTTTGCAGGCTGTAAAATTCGCATTATGCCCGATGTGCACGCCGGAAAGGGCTGCACCATCGGCACCACCATGACCATCCAGGACAAAATCGTTCCTGGCATGGTAGGCGTGGACATTGGCTGTGGTATGGAGACAGTAGAACTGTCCGAGCGCGAAATCGACTTCGCTAAGTTGGACGCGCTGATCCGGGAGAAGATCCCCTTCGGCCGGGAAATCCGTGATATTCCCCATTCTCTCAACTCTGAGATTGACTTGACCCAGCTCCGATGCGCTGACCAGGTCAACCTTGACAGAGCGGTTCACAGCATTGGCTCTTTGGGTGGTGGTAACCACTTTATTGAGGTGGACCAAGCCGGGGACGGACGGCTGTTCCTGGTCGTTCACTCCGGGAGCCGGCATCTCGGAACGGAGGTAGCCGACTACTATCAGAATGAAGGGCGCAGGGCTCTCTGGGGTGGAGCTAAGCATCAGATCCAGGAGACCATCGCAAAGCTCAAAGCTGAGGGGCGCTTCCGGGAGATCCAGAAAACTATCACGGCTCTGAAGAAGGAGCATGAACTAGATATTCCAAAAGACCTCGCCTATGTGGAGGGCAAGCTGTTCGACGACTACATTCACGATATGAAGTTGACGCAGCAGTTTGCGGTGCTCAATCGGAAAGCTATGGTGGACGTCATCCTGGAAGGTATGGGCCTTACTGCGGTGGATATTTTCACCACCATCCATAACTACATTGATACGGACGCCATGATTCTTCGGAAGGGCTCCGTATCTGCCAAGAAGGGAGAAAAGCTGCTTATCCCTATCAACATGCGAGACGGCAGCTTGATCTGCGTTGGCACAGGGAATGAGGACTGGAACTGCTCTGCTCCGCACGGAGCCGGACGCCTCATGAGCCGTCGAGCAGCGCTTAACACCCTATCTATGGAGGAGTTCCAGAATGAGATGAAGGGCATCTACACAACTTGCGTGGTGCCTGACACTCTGGATGAATCTCCGATGGCCTATAAAAGCATAGAGGAGATCGTCTCTCAAGTCGGGCCCACTGCAATCATTGTGGAACGCATCCGCCCTGTCTACAACTTCAAAGCCTCTGATTAAACCGAATAAGGAAAACTTGAAATGCCTCGAATTGTGTAACAGCAGTTCGGGGCATTTATATTTTCTGGAGAGGAGCGGCATGAAGGGAATTTATAAAAGACCAGTAAGTTGCTCTCCTTGCATTGACATGGACTGGATGACCCCAGAAACCTGCGCCGAATGCGAGCGATTGCGACGTGAAGAGGTTGATATTTTACAGCTTGGCGTCGGGTTCTTTGCAAACAAGGCAATTATCAAGAGGCCCGACGGCACGCTGGCGACAGTGCTACTCAGCGAACTCACTATTATGGATTGATATTTTGAAAGGAGAAAATCGCTATGGTTGATACAAGGGGTCTAAAAAAGTCCGCTGTTCTGGCAGCACTTTATAACGCTTCTAAGCCGCAAGGGTTGGGGTTTCTACATTTCGATCCTGTTCCGATGACTGAGGAGGAGGCTGAAGAGCTTTTGAGAATGGGTACCTACTTCGATTATCTCAAAGGTCGCGTCATGAAGGTGGATCTGAGCAATGACGATTGTTTTGAAGAATGGCTCTACGATCGGGATAACGGAAACGGGGCGGCACAGAGAGCCATCAATCAACTTCGTGGCTTATAAAACATCTTGATATTTTTGAAAAGGAGAAAAAACATGGACGAGATGAATGTAAAAGCAGTCGAGACTACGGAAAACAAGGAAATTCGGCCGAAGATCATCGCAGTGGACTTCGACGGCTGCCTGGTTACGAACAAGTTCCCCGAGGTCGGCGATCCCATCAACAAGACCATCTCCAGGCTCAAGCAGGAGCAGGCCAATGGCGCCAAGGTCATCCTCTGGACCAACCGGCGGGATAAGCCACTGGACGACGCGGTGAATTTCTGCGAAGAGCGGGGTATCCATCTGGACGCGATCAATGCAAACCTACCGGAGATCATCGAGGCCTTTGGCGGCGATACCAGAAAGGTATTTGCCAATGAGTATTGGGATGATCGGGCCGTCTATATGGCAGAAGAGGAAGATGACTGGGCGGCGAGGGAGATTGCCCTTGCATGCCAGAGTGAGCGTGAGGCTTCGGAGGGCACGGATGACTGGGACTATGGCGTGGCCTGTTATGAAAGTGCGCTGCGAGCCTATCGGAGTCTGATGCAAGATGGTCACTCCGGATTCAGCATCCAAATCACGAAGAGCATTCTCAACCGCCTGATTGATGGTAAGTGTCTGACGCCCATCGAGGATACGGAAGATATTTGGAATGAGGTAACCGGGGAAATGGATGTCAAAGACGGACGTCGGGAATTCCAGTGCAAGCGGATGTCCTCCCTGTTCAAGACGGTCGCTTCGGACGGCACAACTACTTATTCCGACGTGGGCCGAGTCTGTGGCGTCAACGCTAATTCCCCTGATGTGGCGTTTACGAACGGCCTGATGACCCGCCTCATTGACAAGCTCTTTCCCATCACCATGCCCTATCTGCCCGCGACCAAGAAGTATCGTGTCTTCTCCGAGGACTTCCTGGTGGACCCCAAGAACGGGGATTATGACACCATCGCCTACCTTTATATTCTCACACCCAATGATAAGCGGATCGAGTTGAACCGCTACTTCAAAGAGGAGGGCGGCAAGATGGTTCCCATTGAGAAGGCCGAGTACGAGGAGAGAAAGGCGAAACGGGTGGATAAGAAATGAAACGTGGCTGGGATGATATTTTACATGCCCTATTTAACGCCATCGGCATTCTTGCTATTCTCGGCCTACTTTTCCTTATAAAACTACTCTACGATTTTATGAGGTGGTTATTTTGAAAGATTTCGACACAATATTGGTCGGCTTTGACCATAGCCATGGCGACCCTGCAGTGCTGATCGTTGGTCGAAAGGCACCCCGGGATAATGTCCAGATCATCAATCAGTTCCAAGGCAAAGAGGCTGAGGAACTGTATCAGAAACTTGTTGGAGAGGAGAAAAAAGCATGACAATCGGTGGTTGGGTTATGTTTGCCATCTTCGCAATTCTTATCCTGTGTTTTGGCATTGGAGGCGCATATCTGATTGAGAACATTCCAGGGAAAATTATCAGCGTGGTGGTAGCCATTTTGCTGATTCTGGGTCTGTTCTTCGGCATGCGCTGGTACTTCCAGAACACTGCATCTGGTCAGAGAGCCCTGACAGATCAGAAAAGCGATTTGGACAATGGGCTCGAACGGACGGTGACGATCTATACAGCTGATGGAGAAATCATCGCGCAGTATACCGGAAAGATTGATATTGAGGGAAATGACGGCGGTTATGTGCTCTTTGACTATGAGGGAAAGCGTTATACCTATTATAACTGCTTCGTAGAGTCCATCGCTGAAATTGGGCCTTGATATTTGGCGGAAAAGGAGAAAAACATGAAACGCATTTATGCCAGCGTGCTCTTATGCGCTATTTTGTCGTTGGGCCTGCTGACTGGGTGTGACCAAGGCGTCGCTCGCTCCCTTGGCGGCGACATGACTTTGGAGTTGGAACCTGGTCAAAAACTGGAGATGATCACCTGGAAGGATGATTCTTTATGGTATCTCACCCGGCCAATGCAGGATGGAGAGGAGCCGGAAACGCACACGTTCCAGCAGTCGTCCGAGTTTGGGGTGTTTGAGGGCACTGTGACCATCATTGAATCTATTGAAGGTGAGGAAACGCCATGACAGTTTATATCGCCGGGAGACAGACGGGCAAAACAATCTATTTGATTCGGATGTCCGCAAAGACAGGCGCCGTTATCGTGGCCCCGACTTATCAAATGGTGAGCTACATCGACCAGATGGCCCGCAAACTTGGATTGAAAATTCCACCGCCTATCTCGGTTGTTGAATGGGCTCAGATGGTAGCCCGCAAGCAAGTCCACTCAGAGCAAAGATATTTAGTGGACGAGCTGCAAATGGTATTAAGCCAGATGAATGTGGAGGCGGCAACGCTTAACGAAGATAGTAAGGAGGAAGTTCACATGTTTGGAGTAAAGGAAACCTGCTGCACCAGATGTAGCCATCGGGATGTGTGCCAGTATAAAGAGGAGTATCTGGCGGCTCAGCATGCTGTGGACGAAGTCAGCGTCCATTTGCCTACCAAAGATGAAAACTCTGCCCGGATGATTCGACTCCGTGATATTCCCTGGATCGAGCCGGTGGAACTGAAGTGCCGGCATTTCCAGCAGAACACCGGGGTAGCACGATAAAAAAATCAGGAGGACATTTCAAAATGAAGAAAATCATCACACTACTGATGGTCATAGCTATGATATTCTCCCTTTCAGCCTGTGGAGAACCCAGTGGTCAGCGTCAGGATACGATTTCTACTCTTGAGACCGTGAGTGAGCTCCAGGAGCGCCAGCCAACGCCGACCGATCTTGATTTCTCTTTGGAACGCTATAACCTGATCCGACGGGCCTATTGGGTAAATGGCCAACGGGAAAAGGCTGCCGCAGTTGTCTGTCAGGTGGAGAAACCTTTAGGATACATTGTACTCTTTACTGAGAGCGGAAGCGTTGTGGGTCGGTTTGTAGTTGATGGTAAGGTCAGCAGCCTAAACAGTTATCTTACCCCGGACAGCGAGGAATATTCGTCCAATTATTCCAGATGGATTGCTGATGTGGATGGCTCCTATGGAGAGAATGATGCTGGGATATTCTTCTTTACTCCAGATGGTAAGTATGTCGAATGGACGGGCACCTACCTTTATTCTGACATTCCCTTTGAGGTGGACGATCCTGTCGTGAAGGTCGGAGGATGACGTCATGAGGAAGGCATTGAGCATTGTGGGGGCGGTCGTCGTGGCCGCCCTCATTTGCATTTCCTTGATATTTCTGGGCTGGGGTAACACCTGGCTCGGAAATCAAGTGGAGTATGTAGATCAGAAGATTGACGACGCCACAAATTATGAAACCCGAAAAACTGTGGAGGACAGCTGCCGGGCGATGATCGCCTCCTATGAGGCCGACAAGCTGACCTATGAGCAGTATAAGGACAGCGAAAGCGACGAGCAGCGGTCTTGGGCAGATCAGGCGAAAATGCGAGCCAACCGCACTGCCGCGAACTACAACAACTACATTCTCAAGAACTCCTATGTCTGGAGCGGAAACATTCCGGAAGATATTTTGGCAGAGCTTCCGATTATTGAGTAAAAACAGGAGGATACAATCATGCGTAAATTACTCAGAAGTATGGCCAAGGCCGAGATGGTTCGCCGTGGATATTCTAAGGTGAACCGCAGAATTGGTTACGGCAGTTGGCGGGCCGTCATCAACGCTTATCCCATCAATCTGGTAACTGGTAAGAAGATGGCTGGAAACTACCGCGGCCAGAAGAAGTACCCGAAGGGGCACACTTCCCATCTCTTTGTGTACTGAGCGGGATTGATATTTGTGGAAGGAGAGGTGTCAAATGTGGAAACGAGAACTCTTGAAAAATAAGCTCTACGCTTTGCTGCTGGTTGGGCTCTCTTTGCCTGTGATGTTTCTCGATGGGGACGCGACTGCGACAGTGCTGATGCTGTTCTTCGCTGTCCCCTTATTCTTTGCCAAGGAAAATTGGATTATGGGAGGGAGCCACAGCTATGCATATCAAGAAAGCCGGAGGAAAAGTGTACGGCGCCATACTTACCGCGGCGGAGAAAAAAGCGATGGATATCGAGATCCAGAAGGAGCTTGCGGAGTACGACAGAAAACACATCGCCGAAATCGACGCGACCATTCTGTGGGTGCTGCATGAACAGTCCGGGTTCGGGGCTCAGCGGCTTCGAACTTATTACGATGCCTTCCATGACCGTATCAAGGAGCTGGTCAGTCGGTATGAGATGGAGGACCAGGATGATATTTGGCTCTGTACGCAGATGCTAAAGCGAATTGGCGTCGACATCGAAGCATGGCATAAGGAGAGCGACCATGGGACTTGATGCTTTTGGAAGAATGGTGCGGGACATTCGCCTGGTTCGAGCAATGTTGCTCTATGATATGGCGAAGGATCTTAATATTTCACCGGCCGAGTTGTCCGCCATCGAATGCGGGAGAAAACCTGTCCCAGATTGGTTCATCTCAAAACTGCAAGAAAAATACGGCATCAGCGATATGCATGCCCAATCACTTATCAAATTCATGAACGAACGGGGTGAGAAAAATTGTCCTGGAATGATCGAAAAAACGCAGAGGGTTACTCAGACCCCACAGCTTACCAAGCTCTGAAAAATATCGAGGCCGAGGAGGAGCGGTTCCATAAGCTGCTCTATGCCATCTTTGATATTTGCGAACTGGCGGACTTTGAAATCGAGGGGCGGATTGTTCTGGTGGACAAGCGCTCCGGAAAGGTTTGGAGATAATGGCCGTGGAGCTTTGGTGTGATTATCAGACGCCCTTAGATAATGGAGTAAGGGTTGCATGCACCGCTCACCTTGCAGAGGGACGAGTTCTGGTTTGTCCCTATCAATCCAATGAAGATCGTCTGAAATCTTTGTATCCATGCTGTGATTACAAACGTGAATTTACCAATGTACGTGACAAAATAAAAGACGGTTTTATTGGGGTTATCTATAACTACCATGAAGGATGGGAGACGCCCACGAAGAAGGGCCATCCGGAATCGGCTAATGCATTAGGAGGTTCAGATGGGACTATCCAGACTGGCAGCGAAGTGTAGGGCGTGTCCGCATGTATCCACCTGTAACCATAAGCAGATGGAGGCGCTTGGATATTTACCGTTGCCGGAGCCGACGGTTAAGATTCAGGTAGACCGAACGGCTCAGATCGACAACCTGTTAAGGGCACTCAACTGCCATTACACCAATATGCGGGCAGGCTTTTCCAAATCCCAAAACAATATTTGAGAGGTGATGACTGATGACCATGGAAGAGGCTTTGGCGGTTATTCAGAAGATTGCAGACGCTTGGAATGCCTTTGGCCAAGCGATGGAGAACGCCGCACAGGCGCTCCAGGATATGTTTCGTGGCCTAGCCGAGAGCGATGAACTCTGGCCCAAGCGCAACGGGGTGCCGCCTAAAAAGTACGGCATGTCCCTTCATCGCCGGGTTCGTCCGTCCCCTCCTCGTTACCAATTTGTACCGACGACCCCTCGAAATCGGCCTTATCAGCGACGTGCTTTTTGAGAGATAGCCCTGATTAGAGCTTGATATTTTGGCAAGAAGAGGCAATGGAGGGTACGGACGTGGACGATTTTAGAGCAGGATTCGACCGAAAAGTGAGCCAAAAGCTGCTACTATTACTGTTAGTAGCAGGTCAAATTTGGAGTATTTTGCTGGCCACTTTTAGTCTGAAAACTGGCCATTTACCCACTTTTGATTTGAAACTGGCCAGAAATCTTCAAAATCTTGCATGAAAACAAGGCCGAAAATGGCGGAAAACTGGCCATTTGCCCACTTTCTGCCCACTTTTATTTTCAAAAGTGGCCAGGCTGAAACCCTTGGGGCGCAAGGGTTTGCGGGTTTTCTGGCCACTTTCCCACTTTTTCTCTTCACTTAAATGCGAAAAAAAAATATTAAAAATTATATAAAGTGACGAAAAAAAGTGGCCAACTGGCCAGCAAGGGAATTTTGACGGGTTTGATGGATATTTACAGCCTTAGAGTGCTAGGTTTATCCACCTTTCAAAATTTCTCTTCCAAAACGAATGGGGGTGTGTTATACTGGCAATGCGACACAGTTTCATATATTTTCAGTCTATGGGGAAAATGCTTTGGCAAAAGGTGTTTTCTCTCTTACTGTTATGCCCATAGGCTGAAATGAGATTGTGTCGCAACAATGGAGAGATGCGCTTTTGCAAGGGTGCGTCTCTTCATGGGGCGCACTCTTTTATTTTGCCCAAAGGAGGGATTGCCTATGGCCAAGCCAAAGAAGCCAAATGGTAATATCGGAGGTACGCTTGGTCTTGTCGCTGGGATTGTCGGCGCCGTGACTCCGCTTGCCGTCGAGCTTATCGACCGGATTCCCAAAAAGGAAGAACTTAGCCCTTCTGAAGAATTGATATTTATGCCTGAGCTCTGCTCCAAGAAGTTCCCCCTGAAATTGGACGAGGCCAAAGAACTTTTAGAGAGCCGCGGCCTGAAAGCGTTACCCATCGAAGTTCGTCTTCGAGACGCTTGCGTAAAATACAAAGATTGCTTTGAACTCCAGGTGGTTGGTTCTGACCGAAAACCCAACTCAAAGTTAAAACCTGGCGACACGGTCATTGTTCAGTATGTGACCCAGGAAGTAATTGACGAGAGTCGGCGGATATTTGAAGAGGCTGAGAAACAGAAGGCTGCTTTGAAACAGGAGCGCGCAGTTAAGCGGGCCGAACAGATGGAGCGTGCCAAAGCCGTTGCGGGAGATACTGCCGCCAAGGCAAGAGCCGGCGTCGAGAAGATGATCCGCCGTGACAAAAAGAAAGAACTTGGAAAGGAGAACTCCCATGAGCAGGAATAGCGGAAAGAAACGGAGTACAGCCGGACTAATCCTGGACGTTATCCTCACCCTTTGTACCGGAGGTCTCTGGCTGATCTGGATTCTGATTCGGTATCTGAGGAACAACAGCTGATGAATATAATATGGATATTCGCAACTTAGCCGGGGTGCCTGATGGTGCCTCGGCTTTTTTCGTTTCCGCCGAAAATGCAGTCGCCTTTATGGGAGGCGATAGTATGAAACTCAACTTTGGAAACCCGACCCAACTACTTATGACGTTTACCACGTCGATGGTGGCGGCGATTGGAACTGCTGCCGGCGCCACGATCTGGCAATCGTTTGGCAAACCGAAGGTCGAGAAAATTGCTGAGGAAAATAGTAAGCCGAAACGGAAAATAGGATTTACGATCGAATAAGATTTGAGCCGCTAACACAGCGGCTCTTTTCTTTTGCGCAGATTGATATTTGGCTGATTTTTCTTTCCGCGAAAAAAACAGACTCTTTTATGGAGAGGAGAGAGATATGTCGCGCATATCCTATTCTTTCTATCACTTTTATCAGAAAGGAGGCCTGTTTCATGGCCAGAAGCGCGAGACTGGAAAGCGGTTTTCAGGACAGACTGATTGCCAATCTGAAAACGATCTTCCCCGGCTGCATGGTCTTCAAGATGGACCAGCGCCAGGGCATCCCTGACCTGCTCGTTCTTTATGGCAAAAAATGGGCCTCCCTTGAGTGTAAGAAATCTGCAAGCGCTAAGAGACAGCCGAACCAAGAGTATTATGTTGGGAAGATGAATGAGATGTCCTTCTCCAGATTCATTTCCCCGGAGAACAAGGAGGAAGTGCTGGATGAACTTCGCAAAACACTCCAACCTTGAGGGGCAGCATGCCTTTCTTAGCGCCAGTGGTTATCACTGGATCAATTACTCAGAAGAGAAGATTGCTGATGCTTACGCCAAATACCGGGCGGCTCAGCGCGGGACGGCTCTTCATGCTTTTGCGGCTCAGTGTATCAAACTGGGTCAACGGCTCCCCAAATCCCAGAAGACGTTAAACATGTATGTGAATGACGCCATTGGGTATAAGATGACCCCCGAGCAAATCCTATATTATTCCCCGAACTGTTTCGGAACTGCCGACGCCATTTCCTTTCGGAAAGACATTCTTCGGATTCATGATTTGAAGACCGGCGAGACCCCAACACACATGGAGCAGCTTATGGTTTACGCGGCCCTCTTCTGTTTGGAGTATGACTACAAACCAAACGAGATTGAGATGGAACTGCGTATTTACCAGAACGACACTATCCTCTACCATAAGCCTACCATCGAGGATATTTTCCCCATTATGGATCGCATTGTTACGTTCGACAAAATCATCAACAGTATTAAGGAAGAGGAGGAATAAGCCATGGACCCCATTGTGGAAGACATTTTGATGCACTATGGCGTCAAGAGGCGCTCTGGTCGCTATCCCTGGGGTTCTGGCGAGAACCCTTACCAACACGGCGGAGATTTCCTGGCCCGTGTGGAAGAACTTGAGGCGCTTGGTAAATCTCAAAAGGAGATTGCCGAGGAACTGAAGATGTCTACCACCGACCTCCGCATGCAGGTTCGTGTAGCAAAGCATGAACGCCGTGCCTTACAGGCTGAGCGAGCCAAGTCCCTTCGGGAAGAGGGTAAGACGCTGGACGAGATTGCCAAGATCATGGGGTATAACAATGACTCCTCTGTCCGCGCCCTGCTCAATGAGAACACCGCGAGCAACAAGAATAAAGCCCTTGCCACCGCCGAGGCTCTAAAGAAGGAGTTGGCGGTCAAAGGTGCTCTTGACGTGGGCGAGGGTGTGGAGCAGCAGCTTGGTGTTTCCAAAGGTGTACTCCAGGAGGCGTTGTTCATTCTGGAAACTGAGGGTTACAACCGCTATGGCGTTGGCGTCCCCCAGGTGAATGACCCGAAGAAGCGAACCATCACACCGGTTATCTCCGTTCCCGACATTGAACAGCGCGACGCCTACCAGAACCTGGACATTATCAAGTCGGTCGGCGATTATCATTCTGCTGATGGAGGTGCATCCTGGGACAAGCGGGAATATCCGGCCAGCATTGATTCCAGCCGGATAAAAATTCGTTACGGCGATGAAGGCGGCACCTCTAAGGATGGCGTCATCGAACTTCGCCGTGGTGTGGCCGACCTCGATTTGGGGGATTCCCACTACGCCCAGGTTCGTATCCTTGTAGATGGAACCCACTATCTGAAAGGCATGGCCATGTACTCTGACGACATGCCCGACGGTGCCGATATTGTGTTCAACACGAACAAACATTCCGGCACACCTAAGATGGACGTTATGAAGAAGATTCAGGATGATCCGGATAATCCCTTCGGTGCGTTCATCAAGGCCAATGGTCAAAGCTACTATCCTGACCCCAACGGAAAGTACACAGACCCCATTACAGGAGAGAAGAAATCTCTTTCGGCCATCAACAAGCTGAAGGAGGAGGGTGACTGGGACAAAATGAGCAAGAACTTATCCTCCCAGTTTCTTTCTAAGCAGCCCATCAAGTTGATTCAAAAGCAGCTGGATCTGACCTATGCTGATGCTGCCGATGAATTCGACGAGATTTGCTCCCTGAACAACCCCACCATCAAGCGAAAGCTACTGATGGACTTTGCGGACGAGTGTGATTCCGCCGTTGTCCACTTGAAAGCGGCTGCCCTCCCCCGGCAGAGTACGCAAGTGATCCTCCCCATCACAAAAATGAAGGAGACGGAGATCTATGCCCCCAACTATCGGAACGGAGAGAAAGTTGTCTTGATTCGCTACCCCCATGGTGGCACCTTTGAGATCCCCGAACTGACGGTCAACAACAAAAACCAGTCAGCAATCTCAATTCTGGGCAAGAACATTCGCGACGCCGTCGGTATCAATCCAAAGGTGGCGGAGCGGCTCTCCGGGGCCGACTTTGACGGCGACCAGGTAGTTGTCATCCCTGTGGGCGGGAAGGTATCGGTAAAATCCACCCCCGCCCTGGATGGTTTGAAGGACTTCGACCCAAAAGTCGAATACTCCACTGAGGGGAAGACCGGCGTCCGGCTCCTCTCAAAAGCAGCCACCCAGATAGAGATGGGTAAGATCTCCAACCTGATCACGGATATGACCTTAAAAGGGGCCCCCGAGGAAGAAATCACTAAAGCTGTCAAGCATAGCATGGTCGTTATCGATGCGGCCAAGCACAAGCTGGACTACAAGCGGTCTGAGATCGAGAATGACATCCCCACCCTTCGGAAACGGTGGCAGGGCTACATAGATCCTGAAACTGGTAAGGAAGTGGGCGGGGCCTCCACCCTGCTCTCTCGGAGAAAGCAGAGTGTTTCTGTTCCGGAGCGTCAGGGTAGCGGTCGTATCGACAGGGAGACGGGTAAAGTTATCTACAAGGAGTCTGGTCGAACCTATGTGGACCCGAAGACTGGGAAAACAGTTCCTGCCACAACGCAAATCAAACTTTTGGAGAAGACCGACGACATCCGAACCCTATCCTCCGGAACTGTTCAAGAGGACGCCTATGCCGATTACGCGAACCGTATGAAGGCGCTTGCCAATCGTGCAAGACTGGAATACTTGGCGACACCTACTCTGGTGCGCAATGCGAGCGCGGCTAAGGCTTATGCTCCTGAAGTTACTAGACTGACCAGTGCCTTGAAGACTGCTCAGCTCAACGCCCCTCGTGAACGTGAGGCTCAGCGTATCGCCAATGCTCAGGTAAAGGCAAAGATTCAGGCCAACAACATCACCGACAAAGATGAAATCTCCAAGATTCGTCGTGCCGCAATCAGCGATGCTCGTGTTGCTACTGGCGCAAGCGGAAAAGGAACACGAATTACAATCTCTGATGGTGAATGGGAAGCTATTCAGGCTGGTGCGATCTCTGACACAACTTTGAAAGAGATCCTTCGCTATGCCGATCCTGATGTTGTTCGCGCCCGTGCAACTCCAAGAGCATCGATGCAACTGTCTGAAGCTCGCATCAACCGGATCAAGGCGATGGCAAACTCTGGCTGCACTAATGCCGAGATCGCCGATGCTTTGAACCTTTCATCTTCTGTTGTTTCCAAGTATCTCAATGAGTAAGAAAGGAAGTGAGAGCGAATGGAAACGTGTATGCTTACAACGACTGATAACCCGTATGATCCCTTTACCCAGTATGAAGCCTGGTATCGGTTCGACGAAGACAACGGGTATCACTCCTGCGCTTTCTTAGCGCGTATCGCCCGTACTTCCGATCAGCTCTCTGAGCAGGAGAACATGGAAGAAATCGAGCGAGCTATCAATGACATCATCAAGTACGACCCCCTGGGTATCTACAAAAAGGTAAAGCGGAAGCTAAACCCCGAACCTGCCGCGACCATGTGACCTCAAAAGCCCATAAAATCGGGAAAAGAAATGTTCTCTGATTCAGAGTGCATTTCTTTTTGTCATTTTTGAGGAAAATTCCTGAGATTGAAACCAATTATAGGGCTCTAAACGCATGAAAAGGGTATAGGGGGCCCCTCTAAAACGGCACCCCCTATGTATCGCGATGACCTTTGAAAATTCTCCGGGGGATATTTTTGAAAAATGGCTTCGGTTTTGGGGCGGCATTTGAACAAGCCCACAAGGTAGATATTGTTGATAAGAGACTCTTTTCGTCCGCCAAACCTCCTTTTTGGTCATTGCGCAGTGCATTACCTCCATTGCCCATGGACGCCACGTGTTTTTCTCCACTTATTAACAATCTGCTTATGCGGGCTTCTTCAAATGCCGCCCCAAACTATTCTGAAAGTCATAGCAACTGCCACAATTCTGAGCGAGAGGAGGTGTCAAGCGTGGCAAAAGCGATCAAGCCTTCGGGCACTCAGCCAAGGAAACGCCGGGCCGCCTTGACACCGGAGGCCAGAGAGAACCAGCTGATCGACTTGGCCGTTAGTCTGGTCGAGAAACGGCTGCTGGAAGGAACGGCCTCTTCACAAGAAGTCACTACGATCCTGAAACTTGGAACTACCAGAGCGCGATTGGAAAATGAGCGGCTTGCCAAAGAGGTAGAGCTGGTCCAGGCGAAGACTGAGGCGTACAAGTCCGGGGTCAGGATGGACGAACTCTATGAGAAGGCCATGGCTGCTTTCAAGCGATACAGCGGTCAGGACGAGGAGGATGAAGATGGGTATTAGATGTTACTCAGAATTGATCCTTCTCCCCACCTTTGAGGAACGCTACCGCTATCTCCGTTTGGACGGCGTTGTTGGAAAAGAGACCTTTGGTTTTGACCGGTATATGAACCAGGTTTTCTACCGCTCACCTGAGTGGAAACAAATCCGCGATGTCGTGATTGCCAGAGATATGGGGTGCGACCTGGGGATTGCCGGTCGGGAGATTTACCGCCGGCCGCTTATCCATCACATGAACCCGATCAGCCCGGAGGATATTCGGGATCGAAAGGGTTTGATTCTTGACCCTGAGTTTCTGATCACCACAATCCACGAAACCCATCAGGCCATCCATTATGGTGACGAACATCTGCTGTTCAAAGAACCGATCATGCGTAGGCCCAATGATACCTGCCCGTGGAAAAAGTAGGAAGGAGGACTCGATGTGCAAAATCATGTTGCCGGTGTTGTGACCGATTGCCTGAGAGCGGCTATCTACCGGGAGCCAAGGGCTAATTCCAAAATCATCAAGGTCATTACTCTACTGACCAAAGTTACAGTCGACGTGGACGGATCGACGGAAGGATTCTATAAAGTTTCTACCTCTGACGGAGTTCAGGGATACTGCATGAAGAAGTTCATCGCAGTCCGCCGGTGAGGAGGTCGCTATGGAGATTTCCGAAAGCATCTTGACGTCCATCAAGAAACTGTTGGGCATCGACGAGAATTATACGCACTTTGATGCCGACATTATCATGCACATCAACAGCGTATTTTCGATCCTGACGCAAATGGGCGTCGGGCCTGCCAATGGTTTCTCTATTTCAGGAAAGGATGACACCTGGTCTGCTTTCATTACGGATAAGCCGAACATCTTTTCCTTGGTCAAATCCTATGTCTACATGAAGGTTCGATTACTGTTCGATCCGCCGCTCAGCTCTGCTGCCATTGAATCAATCAATCGGCAAATCAGCGAGTTTGAGTGGCGGCTTTTCGTTGCGGCGGACCCCGTAGAAGACACCAGCGGGAAGGAGGAAAATCAAAATGGAGAATAGCATGCTCCTGCACTACGGAATTAAAGGCATGAAGTGGGGTGTCCGCCGTTATCAGAACAAAGACGGCACCCTTACCGCTGCCGGAGAGAAGCGTTATGACCGGGATAAGCGGGAGAACGCGGCCAAGAAGAAGGAAAACCGCATTGACCTCACTAATCCAGACCCCCAGCGCTGGGCGAAGGAGGATCTGGAGCGTACCAAACGAACGGTTGATTCCAGTTCAGATTTGGTGAAAGAAATGAAGAAACTGGAGCAGACCACCACTTCCAAGCCCACTCCGAAACGGATGGACTTGTCCGAAATGACCGACAAAGAGATGCGCGACAAGATCAACCGGGAACTCTTGGAGCGGCAGTATAACCAGTTGTTTTCCGACACCTCTCCGGCCCAAGTCTCAAAAGGTCGTCAGGCGCTGCGGGATACTCTGGAAGTAGCCGGAAGTGTTTTGGCGATTGCCGGATCTTCCCTGAGCATTGCCCTTGCAATCAAGGAATTGCGGGGGTGATCGTTTATGGAACTGCATCACCACGGAATCCTGAAACAAAAATGGGGCGTCCGAAACGGCCCTCCCTATCCTCTGCGCGGCGGTGATTACACCCCAGCTCAGCGAAAGGCTATCAGCAATAAGCGAAAAAGTGGCAACAGCATCTACAACAAAAAGCACTTTGACGAGGTATTGAATGCCGATAAAACCACGCTGAGCACCCTGTCCTATGACAAGGACCGAACCAAGAACACCGATATGTTTTACGCTACCCATAATTCTTTGGACAAGCATCAGTATAATGCTCTGTTCAACCGGCCGATTCCTCAGCCGGTCTACGACAAGGATGGCAAGCAGATCGGAACCGGCTCATTCATGAAGTACCGGATTAACAATTCGCTTAAAACCGATTTGAAGGTAGCCAGCGAAGATTCCGGTGCCAAGATTTTCATGGACCTCTATAAGAAGGACCGGGACTTCTACAACTTTGTTACGGATAAAGACCGTATGCAAAGTTATTTCGTGAATGACAAGTATAAGTTCAAGGGTTATCGGGAAGCTGCTGTGGTTCTGAACAAGATGAAGGACCCGGATTATACTCCTTCGGCTGATGATCTTCAGACGGTCTATCGGATGTTCAATTATGTTATTCCGTATGACGGTCAAGGTGACAGCTGGAAGGGCCATGACGTCTATACCCAGCGAACCAAATTCTTTAATACGTGTAAGAAAGCCGGATATGGTGCACTTCTTGACACGAATGATGCGATCTATGGTGGGTTCAAGGCCAAGTCCCCCATTATCGTGTTTGATATGGAGCAGGTTATACCAAAAGACGTTTATCGGACTAAAGTGAGTGAACAGAAGTTCTCTACTTTGGTTCTCATCGGCAGAAAAGCGCTGGGGCTATAACGGGAGGCTGGTGAACAGATGTTATCCAACACCGCCGTCCCCCGCTACTATGGCGCATTCCGAGATGCGGTCATCCGAGGGGATATTCCGGTCTGCAAAGAGGTAGCCATGGAGATGTATCGAATCGACCGGCTGATCGAGTCACCCAGTTACTACTATGACGATAGGGCGGTTGAGGGGTGGATCGAGTTCTGTGAGAATGAGTTGACCCTGACCGACGGCTCTGATCTTCATCTTCTGGATACCTTTAAGCTATGGGGAGAGCAGGTGTTTGGCTGGTACTATTTCGACGACCGCTCCGTCTATGTTCCAAATCCGGATGGCAGAGGTGGTCGCTACGTCACCAAGCGGATCAAACAGCGCCTGACCAAGAAGCAATACCTGATTGTAGGACGCGGTGCGGCAAAGTCGCTGTATGATTCCTGTATTCAGGCTTACTTCTGCGTTGTGGACGGTTCCACCACCCACCAAATCACTACGGCCCCCACGATGAAACAGGCGGAGGAGATCGTCAATCCCATCAAGACCGCTATCACGCGGGCAAGAGGACCGGTTTTTCAGTTTATGACCGAGGGTTCTTTGCAGAATACCACCGGTTCCAGAGCCAATCGGGTGAAACTGGCCTCCACCAAGAAGGGTATCGAGAACTTCATCTCTGGCTCTCTGATTGAGATTCGCCCCATGTCGGTGGACAAGCTCCAGGGCCTTCGCTGCAAGGTGGCCACCGTGGACGAGTGGCTGTCCTCTGCCGACGCCCGGGAAGATGTCATCGGCGCAATCGAACAGGGCGCCTCCAAGCTGGATGACTACCTTATTATAGCGACTAGCTCCGAGGGCACAGTCCGAAATGGCGCCGGCGACACCATCAAAATGGAGTTGATGAATATTCTCCAGGGCATCGGGCCTCCGCAGGAGCACGTTTCCATTTGGTGGTATAAGCTGGACTCCGTTGAGGAGGTGGCCTATCCCGACATGTGGCCCAAGGCCAATCCAAACCTCGGGAAGACCGTGACCTATGAGACCTACCAGAAGGATGTAGACCGGGCGGAAACGGCTCCTGCCACACGGAACGACATGCTGGCAAAGCGATTCGGACTCCCCATGGAGGGATATACCTATTACTTCACCTATGAGGAGACCTTACCCCATCGCCGGCAAAGATTCTGGCAGATGCCTTGCTCTATGGGCGCCGACCTTTCCCAAGGTGATGACTTCTGTTCCTTCACCTTCCTCTTTCCTCTTCGGGATGGCGCTTTTGGCGTCAAGACCCGAAACTACATCACTTCGTTGACGCTCCATAAACTCCCGGCGGCCATGCGGGTCAAGTATGAGGACTTCATGGCAGAGGGCAGCTTGATCGTCATGGAAGGAACCGTTCTCGATATGATGCAGGTCTATGAGGATCTGGATGATCACATTATCAACTGCGGCTACGACGTGCGCTGCTTTGGCTATGACCCCTACAACGCAAAGGAGTTTGTGGAGCGGTGGGTCAACGAGAATGGTCCGTTTGGAGTTGAAGTAGTCCGGCAGGGCGCAAGAACGGAATCCGTCCCGTTGGGAGAGCTGAAGAAACTGGCCGGGGAGCGCATGCTGCTCTTTGACGAGGATCTGATTACCTTTTCCATGGGAAACTGCATCACCATGGAGGACACCAATGGCAACCGCAAGCTGCTGAAAAGACGATCTGACCAGAAGATCGACGCTGTGGCGGCTATGATGGACGCCTACGTTGCCTATAAGCATAATCCAGAAGCATTTGAGTAAAAAAAAAGGGGGGGCTTATATGAAACCCTATGAGAAACCTTCTCCCCAGGATTGCCTCGCCCACTACGGGGTCAAGGGCATGAAATGGGGTGTTAGGCGTTATCAGAACTACGATGGTTCTTATACCAAGAAGGGTTTGGAGCGTTATCGTAAAGCTGAATCCGATTACGAAAGCGCTAAAACCAAAGCGGCTGAGACGAAAAGCGCTTATAAGTCTGGGCAGGCAACTCGACAGCAGGTCAAAGAGGCTAATCGTGCTGTTAAAACCGAAAAGCGCCGAATGGAAGATGCCTATGGAAAGCTAAAGAGCGATAAGTTGGCCGATGAAGGTAAGAAACTTTATCAGCGCGGTAAGACCATTACCGGAAACACTCAGACGACTTATTTGGCTGAAGCGGCCATAGTAGTTGGTTCTGGTGTAGTAAGTTCACTCTTATCCAACACGATGAAAGACCAGCGCGTTGCTTATTTGGCGGGATCATCCATTGCAATAGGCGGAACCCTTGTGAACGCTTTACTTGCCGGAAAAGCCAGTAACGAAAATCGCAAATTGCGGGCATACTACGCCCATTAACGCGCATTACCGCAGACTCTTAACTGGGTCTGCGGATTTTTTATGCTTGAAATCTGAAACACACGACAAGGTTGTTGCAAATTCATTCATGGACAGGAGGTGACCGCGATTGTTGGACGTTTTACAGCACTACGGCGTTCTCGGTATGAAGTGGGGCGTCCGTCGTTACCAGAATAAAGACGGCTCCCTAACTGCCGCCGGCCGGGCCCGGTTCGACAAGAAAGACGAGAAGTGGGCCAAGAAGAAAGGCGACAAAATTACTGAGACTGCTCGAAAGAAGTCATCCAAGGAGCTGGACCGTTATGCTGCGGAACTGCTCCAGAACCCAAATGCCCTGACAAGCCGTGGGAAGCTGAGTGCCGCCACTGTCAACGCCTACAATCGGAAGATGGCCGAAGTGATGTCACAGAAGGTTTCTGATCTAAGGTCGCCCTCCGGAAAAACGGTCCAGTTCGTGGCAAAGCGTGGAGAGGTGGGGGTCATGATGGCGCTGGCTGACGCCGGGTATGACATGACTCAGCTGAAGAACGGCGTATGGTCTTCCGGCAAGATTGCCTACCGGAAGACCGTGCTGGACAAGGTTTGATGGGTGGTGATGAAGATGGAATACGAACTGCGTCACCATGGCATCAAAGGCATGAAGTGGGGCGTCCGCCGTTTTCAAAATGAAGATGGGAGCCTAACCAATGCCGGCCGAAAACGTTATGCCGACGATGATGATACCGCTAAGCGGCGAAAATCGGTGGTCAAGAAGGTCGCTATTGGCACTGCGGCCGTTGCCGGCGTAGTCTTGACTGCCTATTTGGTCAAGAGGCATGGGGCCAAGAAGGCGGCAGAACTTGCATCCAAGGCGGATACCGGAAAAACCGCGGTTGAGAAACTGATAGAGTCCAGCTCCGTCATGTCGACACCGGTTAGTCAGCTCCGGGCATCAACTTCCAGTGCGCGCCCGAGTGTAGAAACCGGGAAACGGGTTACCGAGGAAGTATCCAAGACAATTTCTTCGGCGTCCAGACCGGTAAGCACCATCCAACCTCCTCCGGCTTATGACTTTGACTCCTTGATGAAGCAGAACGACGAGCTTCTCAAGAAGATGTATGCCGATCTGCTGTCGTAACGGAGGTGAGAAAAGTGGAAATGGCATTGGGTTCCAGGCTGAAACATGCCTGGAACGCTTTTTTAGGCAACGAATTCTTTGACTACCGATATTCGCTAGGGCCCAGCTACTCCTATCGTCCGGACCGGCCGATTTTCAGCCGGGGAAACGAGAGGTCCATCATCACCTCCGTTTACAACCGGATCGCGCTGGACGCGGCGTCGATTGCCATCCAGCATGCCCGCTTGGACGATGATGGCCGGTTTGAAGATGTCATCGATTCCAGCCTGAACAACTGTTTATCGCTGGAGGCGAATTTGGACCAGACCGGACGGGCCTTTATTCAGGATGTGGTCATGTCCATGCTGGACGAAGGGTGCGTGGCCATTGTACCTACGGATACAGATCTCGACCCAGAGACCGGCTCTTTCAAGATCGAAAAGATGCGCACTGGAAAAATTGTGGAGTGGTATCCCAAGCATGTTAGAGTTCGCGTTTACAACGAGAACCGCGGGGAGAAGCAGGACATCACCCTTCCCAAGAGTACGGTAGCCATCATTGAGAATCCATTTTTCGCGGTGATGAATGAGCCCAACTCGACAATGCAGCGATTGATCCGAAAGCTCAATATTTTGGACGCAATCGACGAGCAGAGCGGTTCTGGAAAACTCAACCTGATCATTCAGCTGCCCTACGTCATCAAGACGGAAGCGAGGCGTCAACAGGCGGAAAAACGCCGTAAAGATATCGAGGAACAGTTGGCCGGCTCCAAGTATGGCGTCGCTTACACCGACGGCACGGAGCATGTGGTTCAGCTGAACCGGCCCATCGACAACAATCTAATGTCTCAGATTGAATACCTAACGAGCATGCTTTACAGCCAGTTGGGGATTACTCAGGGGATTTTGGACGGGACTGCCGACGACCGGACAAAGCTGAACTACGACAACCGGACGATTGAACCGATCCTATCAGCCATTGTTGACGAAATGAAGAGGAAATTCCTCACCAAAACTGCTCGGTCACAGAAGCAGTCAATTCTGTTCTTCAGAGACCCGTTCAGGCTGGTGCCCATCAACGACATTGCTGAGATTGCCGACAAGATGACTCGCAACGAGATCATGACCTCCAATGAGATCCGGCAGAAGATCGGCATGAAGCCGTCGAAGGACCCCAAGGCGGACGAGCTCCGGAACAGCAACCTAAGCGCTCCGAAAGAGGAGGGCAATCAGCCACCATCAACATCTGAAGGAGGAAACATTCAAAATGAGTCTGAAGTATGACTTTAGTGGCTGGGCGACCCGAAACGATCTTGTATGCGCGGATGGACGAACCATTCGCCATAACGCATTCGAGGATTGTGACGGGAAGACGGTTCCCCTGGTTTGGAACCACCAGCACGATGAACCTGGCAACATCTTGGGCCATGCCCTTTTGGAGAACCGCAAGGATGGCGTTTACGCCTACTGTACGTTCAATGATACCGAAAGCGGCAAGGCAGCCAAGGTGTTGGTCCAGCACGGGGACATCGCATCCCTGTCTATCTACGCCAATGGGCTGAAACAGACACGCACCAAAGATGTCATGCACGGTGTGATCCGCGAGGTCAGTCTGGTAGTCGCTGGGGCCAACCCGGGCGCCTTCATTGACTTTGTAGATATGGCCCATGGCGAGGGCGGTGAGCAGGAGATGATTCTGTCTGCCTATGAACCCATTTCTCTGTACCGCCCTGACGAGAAGCCTCCTCTGGTCCATAAGGCCGACGATAAGACCGATCCCGAGGACGACAAAAAAGAGGACAAGTCAAAGGATGACGGCAAAGAGGAGAAGCCCGAGGACGAAAAGACCGTTCAGGATGTCGTGGACAGCATGACCGAGGAGCAGAAGACGGTTATGTATGCCCTGATCGGCGCTGCCATGGAGGAGCTGGACTCTTCCGAGGGCGGTGAGGATGACGAGGATGACCCCGATAAGAAATCTGACAACACCAAGGGAGGAAACAAGACCATGAAACACAATGTTTTCGAGCAGGAAGAGACCCAGGACAATGTTCTGAGCCACTCCGATCGCAAGGCCATTCTTGATCTGGCCAAGACCAACAGCGTGGGCAGCCTCCAGACTGCCCTGAACATCTATGCTGAGCAGAATGAGCTTAAGCATGGCATCGACAATATCGAAACCCTGTTCCCTGAGTTCAAGGATCTGCGCCCGGGTGCTCCTGAGCGGGTTACCCGTGACCAGGGCTGGGTCACTGTTGTCATGCAGAAGGTTCACAAGAGCCCCATCAGCCGTATCCGCACCCGCCAGACTGATACCCGGAATGACAATATTCGGGGCCATGGTTACCAGAAGGGCAACCGTAAGAAGCCTGCCGGCAACATGAACGTCATTACCCGTACTACCGATCCTCAGACCGTGTACCGCACCGATGCCCTTTACCGGGATGATATCATCGACATCACCGATTTCGATGTGGTCGAGTACCAGTATGCCGTTATGCGGGAGAACCTGAACGAAGAGGTTGCTACCGCTATCATGATCGGCGACGGCCGCGAGGCGGATGACGAGATGAAGATCTCCGAGGACCACATCCGTTCCATCTGGAACGATAACGACCTCTACACCATCCACTATGATGTGGACATCGAGGCCGCCCGCGCTGAGATTCAGGGTACTCGCACTGACATGAACTTCGGCGAGAACTACATCTATGCTGAGGCCATCATCTCCGCCGCGCTGTACGCCCGTGAGAAGTACAAGGGAACCGGCACCCCCGATTTCTTCTGTACGCCTCACCTGGTCAATGTGATGCTGCTGGCTCGCGATATGAATGGCCGCCGCATCTACACTTCCCGTGCTGATCTGGCTGCCGCGCTGAATGTCGGCGAGCTTTACACCGCTGAGCAGTTTGAGGGCCGCGCCCGGATGGATGGCGAGGGTAAGCAGCACAAGCTGCTGGGCATCTTTGTCAACCTGGCGGACTACACGGTTGGTTCCACCAAGGGCGGTGAGATCACCCGGTTCGATCAGTTCGACATTGACTTCAACCAGCAGAAGTACCTGATCGAGACCCGTCTGTCTGGTGCTCTGACCCGTGTCTACTCCGCTATTGCGCTGGAGGAGCCTGTGGCTACTGGCACTGGCGGCGGTTCTGGCCTCGGCGGCTAAGAGGAAAATTCAAAATGGCGAAATTTTATGGATCGGTAGGCTATGCTGATACCGTTGAGACTGCTCCTGGCGTACATGAAGAGAAGATCGTCGAGTATCCGTACTATGGCGATTTGACTCGGAATGTACGCCAGCTTCAGTCTGGGGAGACGCTCAACGATGACATCAACATCGCGAATGAGATCAGCATAGTCGCCGATCCGTTCGCCAGGAAGAACTTCCACAAGATGCGATATGTGACGTACATGGGTGCAAAGTGGAAAATCTCCAAGGTCGAAGTGGGCTATCCCCGCCTGATCTTAACGATTGGGGGCCTCTACAATGGGTAGCAGAGTTCAACTTCATACCATCCTGTGTGGGATTTTGGAATGTCCGGACCGCGGTGATGCGTGCCGGGCTTATTTTCAGCCTCCAGCGAGCAAGGAGATCCAGTACCCATGCATTGTCTATGAGCGAAGCGAGATCGACGCCGTTCATGCGGACAATGCGCCTTATCGCCTGCTGGACCGCTATCAGGTAACGGTCATCTACAAGAATCCTGATAGTGATCTGCCTCATCGGATCGCGATGCTGCCCATGTGCGCTCATGACCGTCACTTCACAGCCGATAATCTGAACCACGACATCTTCAACCTGTACTATTAAAAGGAGGAAATCCGAAATGAGTAAAATCGTATGGGACAAGACCGGTGAACGTTTTTACGAAACTGGTGTTGATCACGCTGTTCTCTATCCCATCAGCGCTGCCGGCCTCTACAACAAAGGTGTGCCCTGGAACGGCATTACTGCCATTACCGAGAGCCCTTCCGGCGCCGAGCCCAACAACCTGTACGCCGATAACATCAAGTACCTGGTGCTGGTTGGCGCCGAGGACTTCGGCCTGACCATCGAGGCTTACACCTACCCCGACGAGTGGGAGGAGTGCGACGGCTCCGCTGAGATCGCTCCGGGCGTGATTGCCGGCCAGCAGAACCGCAAGGTCTTTGGTCTGAGCTATCGTACCAAGCTGGGTAATGATGTGGACGGTCAGGACCACGGCTATAAGCTGCACCTGGTCTATGGTGGTCTGGCCTCTCCCTCCGAGCGGGGCTATCAGACGGTCAACGACTCCCCCGAACCCATCAACCCCAGCTGGGAGGTCACTACGACTCCTGTGGATGTGCCCGGCTTTAAGCCTACCGCCCGTCTGATCATCACCTCCACCAAGGCTGACCCGGCCAAGCTGAAGGCGCTGGAGGACATCCTGTACGGCACCGAGGAAACAGAGCCCCGTCTGCCTCTGCCCGAGGAAGTTATCGAGCTGCTCAAGAGCGCTGTTACCGTGGTTACCTCTGCTGAAAGTGCCGACGCCACTCTGCTTGGCAAGAAGGTCTCCGATCTTCAGAGCAATGTCGTGGTCGGCGAGGACACCATCTCCGGCAGCCTGAAGCATGTGACCGGCTACACCGGGTTCAGCAGCAAGACCTCTGAGCAGGAGGGTCACTATCTGGCTCTGAAGTTCGACGTGACTCCGGCTGACGCCGTTACCACCGTGGAGCTGGTGGGCGGCACCAAGGGCCCCGTGACTCTGGACGCGGACAAGAACATCGTCCTGCTGATCAAGAGCAACACCACCCAGAGCATCAAGGTTGTTTCCACCAAGGACGGCTCTTCCGTCACCAAGACCTACACCCTGACTGGCCTGACTCTGGAGGCCTAAGTAACCGAACCGCAAAGCGGGGCTCTCTTCACCGAGGGCTCCGCTTTCTTTTATTTTTGAAAGGAGAAAAACTGTAATGCTGAAGCTGACAAGAACTTACAACGACTACAATGGCGCCTCTCGTACCGAGGATTTCTACTTCAATCTGACTCAGGCCGAAGTGACTGAGATGGAGCTCTCCGTGGATGGCGGTCTGGTGGAGATGATCAATCGCATTGTTGCGGCCAAGGACGGGAAGCAGATCATCGCCGTCTTCAAGGATGTTATCCTGCGGGCCTACGGTGAGAAGTCCCCCGATGGAAAGCGCTTTATCAAGAGCCAGGAGCTGCGTGACGCTTTTGCCCAGACCGAGGCGTACAGCGACCTGTTCATGGAGCTGGCCACTGACGCGGATGCTGCTGCCAGGTTCATCAACGGCATCATCCCTCAGGGGAAGAAGTCTCAGATTCCTTCCAGCTCTCCGGCTCCTCAGAACTGAGCATGACTGGGGAGATCAGAGATGCTGGAAATTGTGATACCGGAAACCGAGCAGTATGACGAGGCGAATGGCTGTTTTATCACGACCAAGAAGCAGGTGCTTCGACTGGAACACTCTCTGGTCTCCCTTTCAAAATGGGAATCAAAGTGGCACAAACCCTATCTGTCCCGAAAGCAGAAGACCCAGGAGGAGCAGATCGACTATATCCGGTGCATGACCTTGACCCAGAATGTGGACTCCAATGTCTATACTGCTATTACGCCTCAGATCCTGAAGACGGTCAACGCCTATATCGACGATTCCATGACGGCCACCACCTTTGCCAAGAGACAGCGAGGGCGCTCAAACAATGAGATCGTCACAGCGGAAATCATCTATTACTGGATGATTTCCCATCAGATCCCCTTCGAGTGCCAGAAGTGGCATTTGAACCGGCTCATGACACTGATCAATGTATGCAACGCGAAGAATGGGCCGCAGAAGAAAATGAGCCAGAAGGAGATATTTGCACAGAACCGCGCACTGAATGCCGCGCGCAGGAAGAGAACACATTCGAGAGGATGATATTCATGTCGGAAGCAACCATTTGGAGTTTCTTCAAGAAGAAAGGCCTCTCGGACTGCGGAGTGGCCGGCCTAATGGGAAATCTCTATGCCGAGAGCGGTCTGAAACCGACCAATCTCCAAAACACTTACGAAAAGAAACTGGGAATGTCTGATGCGGACTACACTACTCAGATAGACGCCGGAATCTATCAGGATTTTGTTCACGACAGCGCTGGTTACGGCCTTGCTCAGTGGACGTTTTGGAGCAGAAAGCAGAATCTTCTCGCTTTTGCTCTGAGCAGAGGAAAGAGCATTGGCGATTTGGAGATGCAGTTGGATTTTCTGTGGAAGGAACTGACCGAGAGTTACACCTCTCTGGTCAACATCTTGAAGACCGCCACATCTGTCCGGGCGGCCTCCGATGCGGTGCTGGTGCAGTTTGAACGCCCCGCAGACCAGAGTGAAACGGCCAAGGCCAGGCGAGCCTCTTACGGACAGAAATATTATGACCAATATGCCGGAAAGGAGGGCGTATTTGCAATGAGCAACAGTCCATTGGTTTCCTACACAAAGCTGTCGCCCAATCATTCCGGAAAGCGGAATCATGTGATCGACACGATTTCGATCCACTGTATGGCGGGGGACCTGACTGTGGAAACCTGCGGCAATCTTTTCGCCAATCCGAGTCGGAAAGCGAGCAGTAACTATGGAATCGGAAGCGATGGCAGGATCGGGCTCTATGTGGAGGAGTGCAACCGTTCCTGGTGCACCTCTTCCAGTTCTAATGATAACCGCGCCATCACGATTGAGGTGGCAAACAACGGCGGAGCCGACCAGGGGTGGCCGGTATCTGATGCGGCCTACAATTCTTTGATTGCCCTTCTTGTGGACATCTGTCAGAGAAATGGCATCAAGAAACTGCTTTGGAAAGGTGATAAGTCGCTGATCGGTCAGGTGGACAAGCAGAACATGACTGTTCATCGCTGGTTTGCAGCAAAGGCTTGCCCCGGAGACTGGCTTTACAACCGGCACGGGCAGATCGCCGCCGAGGTCAACGCAAAACTGTCTGGGGAGGACGACGATATGGATCAAACGAAATTTAATGAGATGTTTGGTGCAGCCATGACAAATTATCTCAAGGGTCTTCAGAACAATAACTGCGGCACCTGGTCTGAAGAGGCTCGGGTGTGGGCTGAAAATGTGGGGCTCTTTGCTGGAAACGGCACCACGGTTGACGGAAAGCCGAATATGATGTGGCCGTCCGGCCTGACAAGAGAGCAGGCGGCCCAGCTTTTCTATCGGTTTGCGCAGATGGTGGGGCTTGCATGATGAAAAGTAAGAAAAGCCGTGCCGGAGGCAAAGCCGGAAGGAAACCTGATCTTACACAGTTTTCAAAATGGATGATCGCTGACATTCGTCCGCTCCTGTGGATCGTGACGATCGGCGGTTTTTTATTGGCTTTTTACTGTGTCTACAAAGGGTATATGGGGGCGCTTCCTTGGATCGGCGCTATGGTTGGGCTCCCCTGGACAGCACATGGCGTGGTGTGCAGTTTCTATTTGAACCTGTGCAAATCGGACCATCGGGAAGGCGGCATCACTTTTGAGACCGCAAAGGCCTCGAATTTCAACGTGAATGTTTCACAGACGCCGGTAGGCTCCGTGGAGAGCCCGGCGATTTAAGGAGGACACGTCATGAATTATACGGAAGTCATTTCGACACTGCTGATGATTATCGGCGGGGTTACGATCCTGACCAACCTCATAGTGCAGGTGTTCAAGACCGTGACGTGGGATAAGATTCCCACGAATTTCCTTGCGCTTATTGTGGCTGAGGTGCTGACCCTGGCCGCTGGCGCCGCTTATGCGCAGATTCAAGGGATCGCGATTACTTGGTATTTGGTGTTTGCAGCCGTTGTGGTCGGACTTTTATCCGCCTACGCGGCCATGCTGGGATATGACAAGCTGGTCGAGGCGCTCAAGAACTGGCCTAAGAAAATTGAATGATAGGAGGAGCCGGCAGTGATTCGTTTCAGACACAAGGGCGATTTTTCCAAGCTGACCCGATTTCTGGAAAGAGCGAAGGAAGCTGTTCATCTCGGCGATTTGGATAAATTTGGCCGAGAAGGAGTGGCCGCCCTTGCGTCTGCAACGCCTGTCGACTCCGGAGAAACGGCAGCATCCTGGTATTACGAGATCACCAACAAGAACAACACGGTCACCATCTCGTTTCACAATTCAAACATTCAAAATGGAGTTCCCATTGCCATTATCCTGCAATACGGACACGGCACTGGGACCGGAGGCTGGGTACAGGGAAGAGATTACATCAACCCTGCTATCCAGCCCATTTTTGACCAAATAGCGAACTATGCTTGGAAGGAGGTCACGCGGTCATGAGCAGGACCATCGACGAGAGAGTCGTCGAGATGCGATTTGACAACAGGCAGTTTGAGCAAAATGTGCAAACCAGTTTGTCAACACTCGGCAAACTCAAACGGGGTTTGGATCTGGACGGTGCTGCCAAAGGCCTTGAGAACCTGGGCACCGCTGCGAAGAAGTGCGATATGTCCGCCCTTAGCAGTTCCGTCGAGACGGTTCGGGCGAAGTTCTCGGCGTTTGAAGTCGTTGCCATGACGGCTCTTTCCAATATCACAAATTCCGCCATAAATACAGGTAAGCAGCTTGTATCCGCCCTTACGATCGACCCGATCAAAACTGGTTTTCAGGAGTATGAAACCCAAATCGGCGCAATTCAGACGATCCTGGCTAACACCCAGCACGAGGGCACCAATCTTCAGCAGGTGAACCGGGCGCTGGACGAGCTGAATACTTACGCAGATAAGACGATCTACAACTTCACCGAGATGACCCGGAACATCGGAACCTTTACTGCGGCCGGCGTGGATCTTCAGACCTCAGTTGACTCCATCAAGGGTATTGCAAACCTGGCCGCTGTTTCGGGTTCCACTTCTCAGCAGGCGTCCACGGCGATGTATCAGCTTTCGCAGGCATTGGCCGCAGGAAAAGTCTCTTTGATGGACTGGAACTCGGTCGTCAACGCCGGCATGGGCGGTAAAGTGTTCCAAGATGCTTTGGTTCGGACTTCTGAATTGCTGGGTACTGGAGCACAGAATGCCATCAATATGTACGGTTCTTTCCGGGAGTCCCTCACCAGGGGCGAATGGCTTACCACTGAGGTACTTACCGAAACCCTGAAGCAGTTTGCCGGCGCATATAGCGAGGCGGATTTGATTCAGCAGGGGTTTACGGAGGCTCAGGCGAAAGAGATCGCTCAGATGGCGCAGACGGCCGAAGACGCCGCTACCAAAGTAAAGACGTTCACGCAGTTGTGGGACACGCTGAAGGAAAGCGCGCAGTCTGGATGGACCGCGACGTGGGAGATTTTGGTTGGCGACTTTGAAGAAGCCAAGGAACTGCTGACCGAGATTTCCAACACCATTGGCGGTGTTATCAGTGAATCTGCCCAGGCGAGAAATGAGTTTCTCAGCGGCGGCCTTAGTTCGGGCTGGAAACAGCTGCTGGACCAGGGTATCGCTGACGAGGCTGGCTTTATTGAGTCAATCCAAACAGTGGCCAGAGAAAGCGGCGACGCCTTTGACCAGCTGGTGGCCGATTCTGAGAGTTTCACTGACGCGCTGAAGCAGGGCCTGACGGATGGAATCATCTCTTCTGATACCCTTTCTGAGGCAGTCTTTAACCTTCAGAGTAAAATGTCTGGCATGTCGCAGGAAGAGCGGAAAGCTGCCGGATACACCACGGAGATGGTCGAGCAGATCGAGGCACTGAGTTCCGGTCTTCAAAATGGAACGATTTCCATGGATGAATTTACGGAGAAGATTCTGAAGCCATCCGGTCGAGAGAATCTAATCGAGTCTGTTTGGAATGCAGCCAAGGGGTTGATGAGTGTCATCACCCCCATCAAGGATGCGTTCCGCGACATCTTCCCTCCAGCCACTTCCGACCAGCTTTATGCTCTCACGGAATCGCTGCGCAGCTTTTCCGAACGTCTGACGATTTCGGATGAAACGGCAGATAAATTGCAGAGGACTTTCAAAGGTCTCTTTTCCATTCTGGACTTGGGTCGTCAGGCTCTTATGGCGGCCCTCAGCATTGTCACCCCTATGGCCGGCGGAATGGGCTCGCTGGCTGACGGGATTCTCACTGTAACCGCCACGATCGGCGATTTCCTCACCGGTATTAACGACGCAGCAAAGAAAGGCGAAGTCTTTAACAAAGTCGCCCAGGGTATTTCAACGGTTTTGGAGTTTGTTGTATCCGGGATTCAAAGCGTTGTTGAGGTTCTTGGAAATGTCTTTGCCGTTCCTGGTTTGGAGGCATTACAGGAGCTGTTGGGCCGTCTCCAGACCAGAATCGGACAGGTCCTTGATGCGTTCAACAGCTTGGGGTTCGGCGTTGACGATGCCGTAAAAACCATGGATTCGGCTGTTGGCAACAGCAAGTTCCTGCAAATGTTCCAGACCCTTTTCAATGGCCTAAAGACCATTGCCAGCGGCATCATCGCTGTTTTGGGCGGGCTATCCGCCACTCTGATCGATGCCATTGGCAACGCTGATTTCAGCGGGGTCATCGACCTGCTGAATGGTATTTCTTTGGGCGGTATCGCCATCGGTATCACCAAATTCATGAACAGCCTGACCAAATCTTTTGATGATGTCGGGGGTCTTCTCGACAATGTGAAAGGTATCTTGGACGGTGTTCGTGGGTGCTTTGAGGCCTATCAGACCCAGTTGAAGGCCGGGACCCTTTTGAAGATTGCCACGGCGATCGGTGTATTGGCGGCTTCGATCGTGGTCATTTCCCTGATCGACAGTGCAAAACTGACCGCCTCCCTTGGCGCTATTACCGTACTGTTTGCGGAATTGATGGCGTCTATGGCGGTTTTCAGCCGTATCAGCGGAGAGGTCAAGGGTGTTATCAAGGGAACCACGGCCATGATTGGAATTTCCGCCTCGGTACTTCTGCTGGCTTCCGCGCTGAAGAAGATTTCTGACATTGAGCCGGAGCAGATGGTTGTGGCGCTTGCAGGAATCGCCGGATTGATGACTGCGATGGTTGCTGCCGCCAAAGTTTTGGGGAGCGGTTCCAGCGCCGTTATTAAGGGTACGACTCAGATGGTGGTCTTTGCCGGCGCAATCAAAATGCTGGCTTCTGCCTGCACCGATTTGGCGCAGTTGGACTTTGCCGGATTGGCGAAGGGGTTGACTGGCGTCGGAGTCCTGATGGCAGAGGTTTCTCTGTTCACCAAAAAGGTCACCATTAACAAGGGCGCTGTGGCTACTGCGACCGGAATCCTGGTTCTGGCCAGCGCTATGAAGGTCTTTGCCTCGGCCTGTAAGGATTTTGGGCAGATGGATGTGGGCGAATTGGTCAAAGGGCTGAGCTCTATCGGGGCTCTTCTTCTGGAGATCACCGCCTTCACCAAACTGACCGGAAACGCACAGGGGCTTATCTCCACCGGCCTTGCCATGATTGAGATTGGCGCGGCTATGAAGATATTTGCCTCCGCCATGGCGGACTTTGGCAGTATGTCTTTGGAGGAGATCGGTAAGGGTCTTCTGGCGATGGGCGGTGCGCTGGCGGAAGTGGCCATCGCTATGCGGGCCATGCCGAAGAACCTGATTGCAACCGGTGCAGGACTGGTTACAGTTGGCGCTGCGCTGAATGTCCTGGCAGAAGCCCTTGGCAAAATGGGCGGTATGAGCTGGGAAGGCATCGCAAAGAGTCTTGTTGCCATGGGCGGTGCTTTGGCTGAACTGGCAATCGGTCTGAATTTCATGAACGGGACGCTGGCTGGTTCCGCAGCCATGCTTGTGGCTGCCGGCGCTCTGGCCGTCCTGACTCCTGTGCTCTTTACCCTTGGAAGCATGAGCTGGGAGTCCATTGCAAAGGGGCTTATCACAGTTGCCGGTGCCTTTACCGTGATTGGTGCGGCTGGCGCGATCTTGACCCCTCTGCTCCCCACCATTCTCGGACTGGGTGGCGCTTTCGCTTTGATCGGCGTTGGCATTGCTGGCCTTGGCGCGGGGCTGCTGCTTGTGGGAACTGGGTTGACTGCGATAGCAGTCGGTATTACGGGCCTGGCTACTTCTTTGGGCGCCGGCGTGACCATCATTGTGGCCGGATTGACGTCCATCATCACAGGTATTGCCGCGTTGATTCCTGCGATTGCTCAGCAACTGGGCGAGGCAGTCATCGCCTTTGCCGAGGTCATTACCAATGGGGCCCCGGCAATCGGGAACGCGGTTAAAGCGTTGGTTCTCACATTGGTCGATGTTCTGGTTGAATGTGTTCCAGCTATCGCTGACGGCGCTTTAGAGCTGGTTGCCGGTGTCCTCGCGGCCCTGGCGACTTATACACCGCAGATCGTTGACTCCATCATGCTGTTCCTGATCGAAATCATCGACGGCTTGGCGCGCAATCTTCCGACACTGATCCAATCGGTGGTTAATCTGTTGATGTCCTTCTTCTCTGGAATCGTATCTGCTTTGGGGAGCATCGACACCGATGCACTTCTGAAGGGTATTGCCGGAATCGGGCTTCTCAGCGGTATCATGGTGGCTCTCGGTGCCTTGGCCGGTCTGATCCCCTCTGCTATGGTGGGGGTGCTTGGGCTTGGTGTGGTAATGGCAGAACTCGCTGTTGTACTGGCGGCCATTGGCGGCTTGGCTCAGATTCCGGGCCTCGATTGGCTGATCGGGGAAGGCGGCAAGCTGTTGCAGACCATCGGCAACGCTATTGGCGGATTCGTCGGGGGCATTGTCGGTGGATTTATGAGTGGCGTCTCCAGCTCCTTCCCACAGATCGGTGCCGACCTCGGAGCATTTATGACCAATGTGCAGCCGTTTATCAACGGAGCAAAGAGTATCGACGCCTCCATGCTGGACGGTGTTAAAGCACTTACTGAGGCGATTCTGCTTATTACAGCTGCCGATTTGCTGGAGGGCCTGACCTCTTGGTTGACTGGAGGTTCTTCCCTATCCGACTTTGCCGAGCAGCTTGTCCCCTTCGGCGAGGCGATGGTACAGTTCTCCAACAGTATTACCGGGCTTGACGGTGATTTGGTCAGCACGGCGGCAATCGCTGGAAAAACCTTGGCAGAGATGGCCGCGACGCTGCCCAACAGTGGCGGCATTGTTGGTTTCTTTGCCGGGGAGAATGATATGGGCGAGTTTGGAAACCAGTTGGTTGGTTTCGGCGAGTCCATGATGAAGTTTGCGGCAAGCATCAAGGGGCTGGATACCGATGCTGTGACCAATGCGGCTACCGCAGGTAAGGCTATGGCAGAAATGGCGGCTACACTTCCGAACACAGGAGGAGCTGTTGCTTTCTTCACCGGCGACAATGATATGAGCGCCTTTGGTGATCAACTGGTGCCCTTCGGTGAAGCAATCAAAGCCTACTCCGACGCTGTGACCGGGTTGGATGTGGACGCAGTGAAGAACTCTGCCATTGCCGGGCAGGCCATGTCTGAACTGGCAGCCACACTTCCGAACACGGGAGGGGCTGTTGCTTTCTTCGCTGGCGATAATGACATGGCGACGTTCGGTGACCAGTTAGCCTCCTTCGGCGAGTCCATGAAGAATTATTCAAAATCGGTTAGCGGTCTGGATGGAGATGCCGTTGCTAACTCGGCTGTTGCCGGAAAAACTCTTGTGGAATTGGCAAACACCATCCCCAATACCGGAGGCTTGGTAGCCTTCTTTACCGGCGATAATGACCTGGAAACTTTCGGCGATCAGTTGGTGCCCTTTGGAGAGGCGATGAAGGCCTATTCCGACAGTGTGACCGGTATGGACAGCGAAGCAGTCACGGCCTCCGCTACGGCGGCGAAAGCCCTCGCGGAACTGCAAAGTTCACTGCCTAATATTGGAGGCGTGGTGGACTTCTTTACCGGTGGGAACGATTTGGAGACCTTTGCAAATGGCCTGCTTCCCTTTGGAGAGGGCATGAAGGCTTATGCCGATGCTGTGACCGGAATGGATACGGGGGCGGTGTCCGCCTCTGTGACTGCGGCTCAGGCCCTTGCCGCGCTCCAGGCATCTCTCCCCAGTGTGGGCGGGGTGATGGAGTTCTTCACCGGTGGGAATGACCTCGGCATATTTGCCGATGGTGTTCTGTCCTTTGGAGAGGCGATGAAATCCTATGGTGATGCCGTTTCCGGTATTGACACCGGGGCTGTGTCCGCCTCGGCTGTGGCGGCTCAGGCGCTGGCTCAGCTGCAAGCATCCCTCCCCAATGTGGGCGGCATCATGGAGTTCTTTACCGGTGGGAACGACCTCAGCAAGTTCTCGGAGGGTGTTATCCCCTTCGGTGAGGCCATGAAGTCCTATGGCAAGGCTGTGGCCGGCATCAATGCCGACGCTGTTGAGGCGTCCGGAGTCGCAGCCCAGTCCCTGGCAAAACTCCAGGCTACTTTGCCGCAGGTCGGCGGAGTCATGGAATTCTTCACGGGAGGAAATGACCTCGGCAAGTTTGCAGAGGGTATCGTGCCCTTCGGCCAAGCTATGAAATCCTATGGAGAGGCTGTGGCGGATATTAAGGCTGAGGCCATTACTGCCTCCGCCGTTGCCGCCCAGTCCTTGGCGCAGCTCCAGGCCGATTTGCCCAATGTTGGCGGCGTGATGGCCTTCTTTAATGGGAGCAATGACCTTGGTACTTTCGCGGCGGGTATCGTGCCCTTTGGCGCAGCCATGAAATCCTATGGCGATGCCGTGGCCGAAATTAACGCAAACTCTATTACTGCCTCTGCGGTGGCCGCTCAGTCGCTGGCAAGGCTGCAAGAGTCTCTCCCCCTGGTGGGCGGCGTCATGGCTTTCTTCAACGGAAGCAATGACTTGGCGACCTTTGCCGCCGGAATCGTACCCTTTGGCGTGGCCATGAAGTCTTACAGTGACGCCGTAGCCGACATCAACCCGACCGCAGTGGAGAGCTCTGCCTCCGCCGGGCAAGCCCTGGTGGAACTGGCGAACACGCTGCCCAATACCGGCGGCTTGGTCTCCTTCTTCACGGGAGGAACCGACCTTGCCGCATTTGGAGATGACCTTACGGCCTTTGGGGTAGATCTGGCCGCCTATGCGGAGGCCATTAAAGATGTGAAGCCGGAAGCAGTAACGGCCTCGGCCAATGCCGCAAGCGCCTTGTCCAATCTGGCGACGGGTCTTCCCGACAGCAGTCTGTTTGACCAGTGGTTCGGTGGAGATCAGACCTTGGCCTCCTTTGGCGCGGATATCTCTAAGTTTGGCTCTTCCATGAAGGATTACTACAACGAGGTATCCGGCATCGACATCGGCAAATTGTCCGACGTCATTACCCAGGTTTGGGATCTGATCGACCTGGCGGAAGGGGTCAACGGCATCAACACCAGCGGCCTGACTAATTTCGCCGACAGCATGAAGAAGATGGGGGACACCGGGATCTCCGGATTCACCGAGGCCTTCTACAACTGCGGCGACACCATCAACAGCGCCGTGGTCAGCATGCTGTCCTCTGTCAGCGGCTCCATTACATCGAATATTTCTGTGGCGAGTTCCGCCATGGAGACGCTCGTGGAGTCGATGGCAAACATTGTGGATAGCAAAGTTATCGTGATCGAGGACGCGATCGAGGGGATGATGCGAAACATAGGAACCACGATCACAGCATCCTCCAACACTGTGAAAACAGCGATGGGGACTGTGGTCACAGCGGCCGCGTCCAAAATCAACAGTATGAAGCCCGAGTTCGAGACCGCCGGTGAGAATGCCGGTCAGGGTTTCGTCAACGGCATCCGGTCTAAGTTCGGCGCCTCCAGTTCTGCGGGCCGCAGCCTGGGTCTGGCCGCGCTCAACGCGGCGAAGAAAGCCCTGGACAGCCATTCTCCTTCCCGGGAGTTTATCTACCTGGGCGAGAACATCGGCGAGGGCCTGGCTATTGGCGTGAACAACAGCATAGTCCCGGCCGCCCAGGCGACCTCCAACATGATTGGGGAAGTTATCGATGTCAGCAACAAGGGTATCGACGCCTGGAAGGACTGGGTCGACGAGAAGACCTATTACGACGAGCTGAGCCTGAAAGATCAGCTGGCCGGATGGGAGAATCTTCAGAAGCAGTACAAAGCCGGTTCTGAGGAGCGCAAGGAGATCGACCGTGAGGTCTATCGACTTCAAAATGAACTGGTGGCGTCCACCTATCAGGCCTCCATCGACTGGATCGAGGAGGAGAAATACTACAACCGCCTGAGCACCGAGGAGGAATTGGCCGCCTATGAGCGGATGCAGTCCCGATACATGGAAGGCAGCGAAGAGCGGATGGAGATCGACCGGAAGGTCTATACCCTTCGTAACCAGCTTGTGGACGAGTCCTATCAGAACTCCATGGACTGGATTGAGAAAGAAAAGAACTACGGTCGAATGAGCCTTGCCGATGAACTGGCGGCCTATAAGCGCGTCCAGAGCCGGTATGCAGCCGGTACGGAAGAGCGCGAGGAGATGGACTTGAAGGTCTATCAGCTGGAGAAGGAGATCTATGAGGCTCAGCAGCAGTACATCGCCGATGTGCAGGAGGTTCAGGAATCCGCCAATCAGAAGCGCATTCAGCTGGAGCAGGAGTATGCCGACAAAGTCCAATCCATCAATGAGCAGCTGGAACGGGATATTCAGTCTCTGAATGACCAGTACCAGAACGCTGTGGAGTCCCGCACCAACAGCCTCTATCAGTCCTACGGCCTCTTTGACGAGGTGACGGAGAAGGAGGCGGTCAGCAGTGACACGCTGATGAAGAATCTGGAGGGGCAGGTCCAGGAGTTTGGCGAGTGGCAGGATATTCTGGGTCAGCTCTCTGCAAGGGGCGTTGACTCGGAGTTGATTTCCGAGCTCCAGGAGATGGGACCCTCCGCTATCGAGGAGATCCGGGCGCTCAACTCCATGAGCGACGATGAACTGGAGAAGTACGTGTCTCTCTGGTCCATCAAGCATGCTCAGGCCCGGGAACAGGCCGTCAGTGAGCTGGAAGGTATGCGCATCGAAACCCAGGAGCAAATCGCTCAGCTGCGCGTCGATGCCGAAGTGGAACTGGAGGAGTATCGGCTTACCTGGCAGGAAGAAATGGCTCAGTTGGAGGCAGATACCAGCAGTCAGCTGGCGTCGCTCCGTCAAGAGTTTGCGGAAAACGTGGGCCTGATCAAAAAGGACACCGAGGCCGAGATGAAGGAAATGACTGCGGTTGCCACAAAGATCCTGTCCGAAGCCGGATGGACCGAAACAGGTCAACAGATTCCCGCTGGTCTTGCGCAGGGCGTTGCCATGTCGAAATCCACTTTCCTGGACGAGTTGACCAATATGGCGCTCGCCGGTGTGGAGGCAGTCAAGAGCACACTGGAGATCAACTCTCCCTCCCGGGTTTTCCGGGAGCTGGGTAACTTCACGGGCCTCGGCTTTGTGAATGGCCTTGCGGATTATGCGGAGAAATCCTATGCCGCAGGCGCTAATATGGCGGATTATGCGACGGATGGGCTCTCCAACGCCATGTCCATTGTGGCAGACCTTCTCAATGGCGACATGGATACCCAGCCTACAATTCGTCCCGTGCTTGACCTTTCTAATGTGATGCACGGCGCGGAGCAGCTCGACAGTCTATTCTATCCGCAGCGGACCATTGGACTTGCCGGGCAAGCTAGTTTGGCATTTGCCGAGTCTGGCAGAAATGGTGGAACAACGGTCAATGTGAACAACGACGATGTTGTGGAGGAGCTCCGTGCTCTGCGCAGTGAAATGGCGGAAATGACAGAGCGGATGGAGCGGATGCGGGTCGTGCTGGATACCGGTACTCTGGTCGGTGAGATGGCAGGGCCTATGGACAATGCCCTCGGACAGAGGGCGGCACGCAGAGGAAGGGGGAACTAAGCTTGTACCACTCGGTTACCTTTGGGGATAAAAACTCTTGGGACGACTGGAGGCTTGTCCCCTCCTCTCGGCCTCTCTTCAATCCTCCGGCCCAGAAGGTGACGACGCTGGATATACCCGGTGGGGATGGGGTGATCGACTTATCCCAGTCTCTCACCGGGTATCCGGTGTATCAGAACCGGACGGGCTCGATTGAGTTTATTGTGATGAACGACTTCAAGCCCTGGCACATGGCCTATTCCGACATCATGGACTATCTGCACGGGCAAAAGCTGCGTGCGGTGCTGGAGGACGACCCGGAGTATTTTTATGAAGGGCGGTTCACCGTCAATGCCTGGAAGTCGGAAAAGGATTGGTCGCGCATCACCATCGACTATGATGTGGGGCCCTACAAGTGGTCGCTCCTGTCTTCGACGGACGACTGGCTGTGGGACCCCTTTAACTTTCAAAATGGCGTGATTCGGGCCGCTCTGTTCAAGAACATCACCGTGACCACGGCCAAGAGAACCGTCAAGCTGGCCGCAGATCTGTTTGGAAGGGCTCCGGTCTGTCCTCAGTTCTTTGTGACCAGTTCGGACAAGCGGGGTGTCCATATCCGGTTTGTCAATCCCACATTGGGACTGGACGAGACCAAGTTGCTCACGGATGGCACCATCCAGTTCCCGGAATTTGTGTTCTTCGGCGACCAGGGGGCAACCCTGGAGCTGTGGTGCGATACCGGAACGGGGACGGTGTCTGTGGACTTCAGAGTTGGGAGGTTGTGACCGATGTATAGCATTTATGCGGATGGTGTGTGCATCTACAATGATGTGTTCTCGCTGGACGATATGAAGGTCGTCAACCCCAAGCTGACGCTGGAGGACAGTGCAGCCGGTTCTCTGGAACTAACGCTTCCCCATACCAACAAGGCCTATGACACCATTGTCCGTATGGTCACGGAGATCTCCGTGAAAAAGCATGGGGAAGAGATTTGGTCTGGGCGTGTGCTCTCAGAAAGTAAGGACTTCTGGAACAACCGTGTGCTCTACTGTGAGGGGGAACTGGCGTACTTCAACGACTCGGTACAGCCTCCGGCGGAGTACGCCGGAAAATCTGTCCGGGAGTATCTGGAGCAGCTGATCTCCGTCCACAATGCAAAGGTCGGCGCCAACCGGCAGTTTGTCCTTGGCGCGGTGACAGTGGTGGATAAAAACTTCCCTACCTACTACACCAACTATGAGAAGACTATGGAGTTGCTCAATGCCTTGGTGGAGACCTACGGCGGTCATCTCCGGGTTCGGAAGGTGGACGGGGTGCGTTATCTTGACTATCTGGAGGACTACCCCGACACTTGCAGTCAGGTCATTCAGTTCGGCTCCAATCTCATTGACTTTACCCGAAACTGGGATTCCACTGAGTATGCCACGGCCATCGTGCCCCTGGGCAACCGGCTGGACGAGAGCCCCATCGAGGCACTGGACGCCTATTTGACGGTAGAGAGCGTGAACAACGGAAGTCTATATGTCCAGTTAGACGAGGCGGTCAAGAACTATGGCTGGATCGTCAAGACGGTTACCTGGGACGATGTAAGCGACCCGGCGGTTCTGCTGGAGAAGGCCAAGGAGTATTTGGCCGACCTTCAGTTTGACAATCTGGAGCTGGAGCTGAGTGCCCTGGATCTACACTATCTGGATGTGAACACCGAGGCGGTCAAGCTGCTGGACGAGATCCGGGTCATCTCTCGTCCTCACGGTCTGGACCGCCTGTTCCCGGTGACCAAGCTGGAGATCCCATTGGATCATCCGGAGAACACTCAGTTCAAAATGGGGGATTCTGTGCAGGTCAGCCTTACCAGCGTCAACAACCAGACCAACGCCGCAGTGCTGGAGAAGATTGAAAATCTCCCCAAGGCCCACTCCATTCTCAAGGAGGCCCAGGAGAACGCCACCGAGATCATGAACATGGCCACCACGGGCTACATCACCATCACCCGGGATGAACATGGCTCGGACACTCTGTATATCTCCAATGTCCGGGACTATACCAAGGCTGACAAGCTCTGGAAGTGGAACATGAACGGCCTGGGGTACTCCAATGATGGCGGAAAGACCTATGGATTGGCCATCACCATGGATGGCGCCATTGTGGCGGACTATATCACCGCCGGCGTGCTCAATGGTAATGTGCTCCGGGTGGGCGTCATCCGAGATTATAACTCCAATGTGATACTGGATTTGGACGCTGGAACGCTGACCATGAAAAAGGGCTCCATCGACATCGGAAATGGCAACTTCACCGTGGACGAGCAGGGTAATCTCTATGCCCGGCGGGGCACTTTTGCGGGTACTCTGTCCGGCGCCAATGGGACCTTTGGCGGTCAGCTGGTAGCGGCCACCGGAGACTTCAAAGGCGTGGTGCAGGCCGAGGACTTCCTGGACCGCTATGGCAACAGTATGATGAACGGAACCAAATTTGCCTCCGACTATCTGGACCTCTATGGTATTACCATTACCAATCGGAGTACCGGGGAGATTACCTTCGCGGTCAGCTCCACGGGTCGCATTACCATCAATGGCCAAATCAGCATGGGCGCTGGGAGTGTGATTGACTGGTCCAGCGTAAGCAATACCAACCTGGCCTATAATCCGGCCTACTCCATGGCAAACGACGCCTACAATTTGGCGGATGATGCAATGTGGGAGGCGGAGACGGCCTATGACCGGGCGGACCGGGCTTATAAGCTGGCCGATTCTATTGAGATGCCAAGCTATATTCGGTCTACTTATATTGGCCCTACGGAAATTCGTTCTCCTGTTATTCAGGGTGGGCAGTTCTATGGTGAGGAGTTCAACATCATCGCTGGAAGCGATTATGGAAGTTTTAATCTATATGGCCCATATGGGGACCGTCGATTTCACATGCTGACCATCGAGTATTACGAGGGCGATGCCCCCTATATTGACATTTACAGTCCTTGTGGAGGCTATATCACCATTGGCCGGAGAAACACCGGCGGTGTTGTGTATTTCGAGGGATATGTGGATTTTAGTGGAGCGACCGTCCAAGGTCTCGATTTAGGAACAGGAGAATGACATGCCATGAAGAAAACATTGAAAAACTCAGAGGTGTTTGAGCGGCTCCATTCGCTCAAGCCCTTGCTTTCCCGACGGGATAAGATTGGCTACATCGCTGCTCGGAACTACCGCTTTCTCTCCAACTCCCTTGTGGAGTATGAGACCATCCGCCGGAGCCTGATCGAGAAGTATGGCGAAGAGGGCAAGGACGAGCATGGAGCGCCGACCTATGTCCTCAAAATGGATTCCCCCAACTTCAAGCAGTTCTGCGACGAGCTGGCCCCCTTCAATGAGATGGAACATGAGGTGGAACTAATGACGGCGAAGTACGATGATGCGGCGGGGAACCTGTCCGGAGAGGAAATTTTGGCCATCGACTGGATGCTGGAAGATTAGGAAGGGGTGAGTTGATTTGGCCGATATCAGCAGTTATCTAAAGAAAATTCTGGAGGCGATTTATGGCGAAGAGGTGCGCGGTTCCATCCACGATGCCCTGGCTGCCATGAATCAGGAGTCCTCCAGCGCCATGGAGTTTGCGGCTACGGCCAAGGACTCTGCCGCCGCCTCTGCCGAGAAAGCCAAGACGGAGGCGGACACCGCTACCCAAAAGGCGTCTGAGGCCCTGGATTCCGCCGGGAAGGCCGCGCTTTCTGAAGCCGCTGCAAAGGCATCTGAGACTTCGGCAAAGCAGTATTCTGATGACGCCATCGGCGCGGCCAACCGGGCCAAGGAGTCGGAGACCAATGCCGCCAACTCGGAGGCGGTCGCTCTCCAGGAGTCCCGTGAGGCGGAGGACGCCAAGAACGCCGCCGCACTCAGCGCGGCTGAGGCCAAGGCCGCCGAGGAACGGGTCAAGACCGTTAAGACCGAGGTGGAGACCCTGGGGGCTCAGGCCACGGCGGACGCCAAGACGGCTCAGGCTGCCAAGGAGGCCGCTGAAAAAGCCCAGGCCGCAGCCAAACTTAGTGAGACCAACGCCAAAGATTCCGAGACCTCCGCACTGGAGTCCAAGACTGCCGCCGAAACGGCGAAGGACGAGGCCCTGGCCGCCAAGGAGAGCGCCGAAGAGGACGCCCTTGCTGCCGCTCAGGACAAGGAGGACGCCGAGAATGCTAAGACTGCCGCGGAACAGGCAAAGACCGCCGCGGAGGAGAGCGCCTCCGACGCCGCAGACAGCGCCGTCAAAGCGGAACAGTACAGTGGAAAGCCGCCCAAGCCTCAAAATGGAACCTGGTGGATTTGGAACGCCGACACCGGCGAGTATTACGACAGCCACATCAGCTGCGAGCTGCCGGGCCCCACTGGTGTCGGCATCGACGATATCCAGCTGACAAGCGGCGACCATTCTCCGGGCACCACGGATATTTACACCGTGCTGCTGACAGACGGGTCCTCTTACAACATCTCGGTCTACAACGGTCTGAACGGTACTGGCGCCGGCGATGTGCTGGGCATCTCCTTTGATTTGATCATTCCGGCGTCCGGATGGAAAGACGGGAGCATCACCATAGCTGACAGCAGGCTCCTGGCCCTTGCGACACACAAATATTTTCTCAGCGCAGATGAAGCCTGTAAGGAGGAGTTCATCGACTGCAATGTGCAGCCGAAGGACATCACCGCGACAGGCTTTATTACGTTTACCAATGAGAGCGACCCCGCCATGGATTTGACGGTCAATCTCATTCGATTTGAGCTGTCCGGGAACGGGGCTATTCAGTGAGGAGGTGTAACCTATGGAAATTGCAGTGAAAGAAACCTACGCCCACATGCTCAAGGATGAAAGCCTGGTGCAGAACTCCGAAAAGATCTACATTGTGGAATTCATTTTTGACCAGAACTGGGACGGATACACCAAGACGGCTGTCTTTAAGGCAGGAAGTTCCGAACTTTCCGTACCGCTGACCGACGACCGCTGTATCATTCCTGCCGAGTGTCTCAAACAGGCGGGAGTCAATCTTCATGTCGGCGTGAACGGTGTAAAAGGTGAGGAGCAGAAGGACACCATTTGGTGCCTGACCAGCCGCATCATGTATGCTGTCGACGCGACCCAGCTGATCCCGCCCTCCTATTCCGGAGGAGATATTCGGGCCCAGATTCTGGAGGTCATCCGGGAAAACACGGCTACGGATGAGGAAGTCGACCAGGCGCTGGACGAGGCATTTGGAACCGATTGGACGCCGCCTGATGACCCTGACGATCCGGAGAACCCGGACAACACCGCCACCGACGAAGAGGTGGAGGACATTCTGGATGCTGTTTTCGGCGACGAGCCGTAAACAAATATTTTTAAGGGGGACATATTTATGTCTAAGCACACCACTCTTGACCAGCTGAAAATGCTGGCCCAGCGCACCAAGGCTGAGATCGACCAGGTCGAATCCAAGTCTCTGGTGGGCATCAAGGTCAACGGCACAGCGCTGTCCATCGCCGACAAGATGGTGGACATCCTGATCGCCACCGGCACTGCTAACGGCACTGTTGCCGTCAACGGTGTTGATGTGGCGGTGAAGGGGCTTGCCGCTCTGGCCTACAAGGCTCAGGTGTCTGAGGCTGATCTGGACACCGCTCTGAAGGCGGTTCTGGACGCCAAGGCCTCCGGCGCTGATCTGGCTACCCTGATCGGCACCGACACCGGAAAGAGCGCCCGTACCATCGCCAATGAGGAGCTGGCCGCGCAGCTGATTCCTGAGAGCGCCAAGGATTCCCTGGACACTCTGACTGAGATCGCCAAGTGGATTCAGGACCACCCCGATGACGCCGCCGCCATGAACACCGCCATCGCCAAGCTCAACGGCATCGTTGCCGGCATCGGCGGTGAGGGTGACGACTACGCCACCGTGATGGCCGCCATCGAGGGCAAGATCGCCGGCGCCACCAAGGTCGAGGCCTCTGAGATCAACGGCAACATCAAGATCGATGGTGAGGAGACCACTGTCTACACCCACCCCACTACTACCGCTGTTGCGGCCGGCTTTAAGAAGGTCGGCAACGACGACAAGGGCCATGTGGTGCTGGGCGCCGACGTGACCAAGCAGGACATCGTGGCTCTGGGCATCCCCGCTCAGGATACCACCTATCAGCCTGCCACCACCGAGGCGAACGGCCTGATGTCCAAGGAGGACAAGACCAAGCTGGACGGCATGGAGGTCGCGCTCGATACCGAGGTGACTGCCATGCTGAACGAGGTCTTCGGCACCACGGAGAACGGTCAGGAGACTGCCTGAGTAACCGCGAAGAGGGGGATGGGGTGATCCTGTCCCCCTCTTACTTTTCCTGAAAGGAGCTCTGACATGGCAGAGAAGAAAGTTACAACTCTTGGGCAGCTGCAAGCTTTGGCAGAAAAGGGGAAGCTCGATACCCTAAATCGTATCGACAAGCTTTTGGAGATCATCACCCCTCTGCTGGAGAGCGCACAGCATACCGGTATCACCGTTACTCTGCCGGCCGAGAACTGGAGCGGCAGAGCTCAGACTGTGCAGGACGAGTCCCTCTTAGCTGACGGAAACTACTGGTATATTGTGTGCGCCGACGCGGACTGCTTTATGGCGGCGAGCGAAACCGGCGTGAAAGCCGACAATATCACCGTTGACGGTCAGGTCACGTTCCACTGTGAGGTCACTCCGGTGGAGGATCTGACCATTTATATTTTGCGACTGGAGGTTGAGCAGAGCAATGAGTAATGCTAACGTCGGCAAGGTCTTTAACATGACCGGCGGCAACGGCGGAGGCGGCTCTCTGAAGCTGGAGACCCTGACCATCACCAAACAGCCCAACAAGACGGTCTATAAGTCCGGAGAGGCCTTTGACCCCACGGGCATGATCGTTACCGCGGGCTATGGTTATGGTCTCACTTCGGATGTGACCGGATACTCCGTGTCGCCTCAGACTTTGACGGACGGGGTCACGGAGGTGACCATCACCTATACCGAGGGCCGCGTCACCAAGACGGCTATGGTCTCTGTCACGGTGGAGAAGGTGCTGGTATCCATTGCCGTCACCACCAACCCCGACAAGATGACCTATAACTATCTGGAGCAGTTTGCTCCGGCCGGGATGGTAGTCACCGCTACTTTCTCGGATGAGTCTACCCAGGTCGTGGACGGATATACCTATCCCGATACCGCGTTCTCCACGCTGGGCGAGCAGGCGGTGGAAATCGGCTATGCCTATGAGGGCGTGACCAAGACCACCAGCCTGAATGTGATGGTCAACCCTGTTCAGGTGGCTGTTCCCGTTCAAAATGGAGTAATCACCTATGACGGGACAAACAAGACGCCTGCCTGGACCGGGTACGACTCGGTGAAAATGTCCATCAGCGGGGAAACCAACGGCATCAACGCGGGCAGCTACACCGCCCATTTCACACTGGTATATGGCTATGAGTTCCCCAATGGTACGGACGAAGCCGACGCCGAGTGGTCTATCGGCAGAGCGACCATCGCCTCTCTTCCCACCCAGAGCAATGTGCTGGCGGCCAACGGCACGCCGCAGACGCCCATCTGGGATGGCTATGATGTGGAGAAGATGACCATTGGGGGCGACCGGGTCGGAACCGACGCGGGCAATTACACCGCCACCTTTACCCCCAAGTCCAACTACCAGTGGTGGGACGGGACAACGGAGGCCAAGGAGGTCCAGTGGACGATCACCAGCGTCATCGTGCCCATCCCGACACAGAAGGGCTCCCTCACCTACAATGGGGCGGCCCAGACGCCGGAATGGGACAACTTTGACCAGGAGAACTCCTCGGTATCGGTGACGGCTCAGACCAATGCGGGAACCCACACCGCCACCTTTACCCTGCTGAACGGCATGTGGTCGGACGGCACCACGGGTAAGAAGACGGTGAACTGGACCATCGGCCGGGCGTCTATCCCCGCTGTCCCCGCCCAGAGCGGCTCGCTGAAGTATGACGGCAATCCCAAGACCCCGTCCTGGGACACCAATTACGACAGCAACAAGATGACCGTGTCGGTGGAGGCGAAGGTCAACGCCGGCACCGGCTACACCGCCTCCTTCACCCCGACGGCCAACTACCAGTGGTGGGACGGCTCCATCGAGGCCAAGACTGCGACCTGGGCCATCGGCAAGGGTGACCAGATGGTATCCGTGAGTCCGGCAAGCGTGACGCTGAACACCAGCGCCCGGAGCGCCAAATTCACAGTGACCCGAAATGGCAACGGTGTCATTACCGCTACCTCCAACAACACCGGCGTGGCTACCGTCGGCAACATCAACCAGACCACCGGCGAGGTAACGGTGAACAGCGTGAACGACACTACGGGCACGGCTGTCATCACGGTCAAGGTGGCCGAGGGCACCAACTATCTGGCCGGCGCCGACAAGTCTGTTCAGGTTAAAGCTCAGTTCGTGACCATCTACGGCGTGGAATGGGACTGGACTTCCGGCGGCTCTACCAAGGGTACTCGCACGGACGGCGCGGCCGGGTTTGGCGACCCCAATCCGGCGGTGAACAACGGCTCCGGCTCCTCTCCCTTCGACAATCTCTATCCCTGGAATGGGATGGTGAAGGAAACTCGTTCCGGCGGCGTGATGGTCAAGGAGCCCAAGTATTGGTACAAGTGGACCAAGACGGGCAAGAAGCTGAAGCTCCAGATCGCAGACGGCCCGGTGGAAGGGTTCCATGTGGACCCGGTGAACATGGATCGGGGCGACGGCCTGGGCGAGCTGGACTTCTCCTACATCGGCCGCTATCACTGCGGGAGCGATTACAAGTCCTCCACCAATGTGGCGCAGAAGGTGAACATCACCCGGAGCACAGCCCGGAGCGGTATCCACAATCTGGGCTCTTACATTTGGCAGATCGACTTTGCCCAGTTCTGGTATGTGAACATGCTCTTCCTGGTGGAGTTCGCCGATTGGAACGGCGAGCGGATCGGCAGAGGCTGTTCCGCCAACAACTCCAAGGAGAACAATGGGCGGACAGACGCCATGCAGTATCATACCGGCACCACGGCGGCCAACCGAAACAGCTATGGCTTTACCCAGTACCGGAACATCGAGGGCTGGTGGGACAATGTCTATGATTGGCTGGATGGCTGTTACTACAACAATAATGGCCTGAATGTCATCAAGAATCCCAACCAGTTCAGCGACAGTGCCAATGGTGTACTCGTCGGTAAGCCGGTAGGTGGTTATCCGTCTGACTTCACCATCCCGACACAAGATGGTCTGGAGTGGGCGCTGTTCCCGTGTGCGGCCGCAGGAAGTACCACAACGTATGTCCCGGATTACTGGTATTTCAACGGTAGTAGCCCGTGCCTGCTCCATGGCGGTGGCTATGGCCAGAGCCAGAATCGCGGGCCTTTCTACATTTACTACAGCAACGCGTCGAGCCAGAACACCGGCATCGGCTGTCGCCTCCAGGAACGCCCGCCGAAGGCGGCGTGACCACTCCCCTGTGGAGGAGGGGGTTTGGGGTGAGGGGCCCGCAGGCCCTTCCCCCAAGCTCCGCCTTATCAAAATTCAAAATGGAGTGAAATCACTCTGATAAACCGCTTTTCCTTTGGTAAGGGGAAAGCGCGGGGTCAACTTTGCAGCAGACGATGTCCCGGATAACTGGAATTTCAACGGTAGTAACCCGTGCCTGCACCATGGCGGTAACTATAACCAGAACCAGAATCACGGGCCTTTCTACATTAACTACAACAACGCGTCGAACCAGAACACCAACATCGGCTGTCGCATCCTTGCTAAGCCATAGGCTAACCCTCCATTTGGTAGTCAGGGTTCCTCACCCTTTCTATTACGCATCGTTGACCGCGCAGCACTTGCTGAAGATAAGCCGTCAGGACACAGCTTAGTACACTTCGGGCCAAGTCTCGCCTTGGAACCACCCGCGGCGATGGAACAGTTGTGAGGCTACAAGGAGGAAAACTATCCCTGATGAAACGAGTTAGAATTTACCAACAAATCATCTCCGATGAAAACCTGCGCCTGGCTATCCAGGAAGTCAATCGCGGTCACCGGAGAAACGGCGACCACAGTTTGAATAAGAAAGTCCTGGAAATCGAGGCGCATGTGGATGAATATGTGGTGAAACTCCGCAAGTTCATCGAGGACCTGGTGACCGGGGACGAGCACATGCACAAACCGCTGCAACGGCGGAAATGGGACCGGAACGCGGACAGCGGCAAGGGAAAATGGCGAGAGATCAACGAACCGCTGCTCTGGCCGGACCAGTATGTCCACCATGCGGTGGTACAGCCCATGATCCCGCACATCAAGCGGAGCATGGACAAGTATTGCATCGCGAGCGTACCTGGGCGGGGCAACTCCTACGGCGTGAAGGCGCTGAAAAACTGGATGAAAAACGATCCGGTCGGCACCCAATACTGTGTGGAGTGTGATATTCACCACTGCTTTGTGGAGGTGGACCCGCCCTATGTCATCAATGCCCTGAAACGGCTGTTCAAAGACCGGGAAACCCTTTGGCTCTGCGACGCCCTGATGGAGTATGGCGTGCTGATCGGCGCGTTCTTCTCCTCCTGGTTCCTGCATCTGCTGCTCCAACCTCTGGACCTGATGGTCCACCAAAAACAATATGGCGTGAGCCACTATCTGCGGCAGATGGACAACTTCACCATCTTCGGCTCCAACAAGCGGAAGCTGAGAAAGCTGCTGGAGGACATCAAGGCTTGGCTGGGCGAGATCGGCATGAAGCTGAAGGATAACTGGCAGATCTTCCGGGTGGGCTTTACGCCGAGAGTAGCAAAGGCTCACGAAGGGTTATCGGAGAAGAAACAGCGGCACCGCCGGCCGAGGATTCCGTCTGCGTTGGGCTACCGTTTCAGGCATGGATATACAATCCTCCGAAAGCACAACCTGTTCCGACTCAAACAGGCGCTGCACATTTATTACCATCGAAGGGACCACAACCGGGTCATCTCATTCAAGAGGGCCTCCGGGCTTATCTCCCGATTGGGTCAACTTCGTAAATGCAATAGTCAACGGATATTAAAGCGGTATTACCAACCGAAAACAATGTTCGATCTGAAGAAAGTCGTCAGAAGAGAATGCCGGCGACTTCAGAAATTATATCCGCCTTATCAGGCGGCATGAAAGGAGTGGCACTATGAAAGTTCAGGGGATGGTCAATCCGGGCAGTTTTACGGTAGAGCAGATCCCGGGGACCAAGCGGAGCCTTGTGCGGCTCTTCCAGAATGTGACGCCCGTTGAGACGGAGGAGTTCACTGGATTCGAGTATGACGAATACCATGTGGAGGTCGAAACCTGGGACGGCATCGTCAAGAACGTGCAGGACAATTACGAGGAGTTCCTGCAAAAGGGCAAAGACAACGAGATTGACCGGAGCAACAGCGCGCTGTATCGGGCGCAGGTGGACACCGACGCGATGAATGTGGACCAGGAATTTCGTCTGACCCTGCTGGAGCTGGGACTGACGGATCTGGATATTTAAGACAAGGGAGGATCTTATCATGTTGTATCGGACTTTGAAGCGGATGATCGAGCGAGGCCAGACTGCCGGACTGGAGGAGAAGATTGATATTTTCTTCGCTGTGGGCAAGGTCACGGAGAGCGAATACCAGGAGCTGATCGGGATGCTGAATGCCGGCGGTACTACCGTCTGATTCCATCCGATTTATCCTTAGTGACAAAGGGGAAATCTAATGGATGAATTTCTGGAAGTTTTCGGAGACTTGAAAGTGGCCACAGTCATCACGGTGCTTGTGGCCATTTTCTTTATCTGGAAACTGTATAAAACGGCCCGCAAACAGCTGATCGAGAAGTACAAGAAGGAAGAAGCCAAAGAAAAGCGAGTGCAGGAGATCATCGACCAGGCGGCCAATTACCCCAAATGGCACCAGCAGAGTCTTGATATTCAGCAGAAGTTCTCCGATGCGATTGCGGCGATTGAGGCGTCCCAGAACAATAATCTGGAGCTCTTGAATCATCTCGGACGAATGCTTGCGGAAAACGAGGCCACCACCTGCCGGTATCGGATCTTGCGGTTTAATGACGAGATCCTGCACGACCAAAGGCACACCAAGGAGCACTTCGATCAAATTCTGGATGATGTGACCCGGTATGAAAAGTTCTGTAAGGATCACCCGGAATATGAGAACAACAAAGCCATTTTGGCCATCGAGAACATCAAGCGCGTCTACAAGAAATGCACGGATGAAAGCACTTTCTTGTGATGGGCAGAGATGCTGTTGTATTGCACTCTTTGGTGAGCATTTGGCTTGGTCCATAAGCAGTCGTAAAGAGCGGAAAAAGGTGTAGGAGAGTCGGTTATTTCTTGACTACTCCTACACCTTGACCGTTTGAGCCTTGGAATTGCTGGGTTTTGAGTTTTCAGCATATTTCCCGAATACATTTTCGTCGTAAATGACATCCATAGTGGGCCACGGTGA